AAGATGTTTGGCAAAGTTCAAATTTTATTATCTTCGCGCTCCCAATTAAACGGATCGGTAGTTCAGTTGGTTAGAATGCCGCCCTGTCACGGCGGAGGTCGCGGGTTCGAGTCCCGTCCGGTCCGCACTCACAAGATTCACGAAACTTAATAAAGACGCTACTTTCAGCGTCTTTTCTGCTTTTAAGGGAAGGTGCTCCCCCATATTTTGACGGCAATAAACGGTAGTAAATAGCATTAAAAAACATGGTTTGCTCCATAAATGCTCCACAGCTGCTCCATAAATTTTAAAAACTTATAAACATGGTAAACATCTATCCCGATTTAATGATACCCAACAAACAGGGGCTATCAACAATTATCATCCGGTTTGATCTTAAAAGAAAGCATATCGGAAGTGACAACACAAAGCAAAAAGTAAAGCCAGAATTCTGGGACAAAGATTTAAAAAGAGTAAAACCGAAATGCCCTAATTATTCGCTGATCAATAACATAATTGAGAACATACTAAACAGGCATAGTAACTTCATAGTAAAACGCCAGGCATTCGGACTACCACTAACCAAAGAAATCATTAAGCAGTACCTGAAATCAAATTCGGCTTATGAGAATTTTTATGAGTACGCAGAATCAGTGATTGAGAATAAAAAACTCAAAGACGGTAAAGGATACTCGCCCGATACCAAACGAAGATACAGAGACGAAATAAAAAGGCTGATGCATTTTAAGCCAGAGCTTAATTTCAATCACATCACTGTTTCTTTTCTCTCTTCTTACAAATTTTGGATGCAAAACGACTACAAGAAAAAAGATAAGTCCGAATTAAACAAAAACAGCATATGGAAGGCGCTTGGATTTATTCGCATGGTTTATAACGAGGCCGTTGCAAACGAAATAATCTTACCTGAAGGAAATCCGTTTAAACAATTTAAGGTCGGCAGCTATGAAACCGACGAAAGTAAGATAAGATTTCTCGAACTTTCAGACATTGAAAAAATTGAACGCACGCTTTCAGAAGATCTTCCGGAACTAACAAAAAAAGTAGGACGAAGATTTTTATGCATGTGTGTTTCAGGAATGAGAATATCAGACGCGATGATACTGGATCAGTACATGTTTAATGATGCCGGCTATCTTGAGTTTAAACCACACAAGACTATCAGGCATGATAACACCGCTCAAATACCGATCACAACTGAAAGACAAAGAAGATACTTCGAATGGTCCTTGCGGGATAATTTTGAAATAACCAGTCCGAAAAATTTCAGGACAACTTTTAATATTCATCTAAAAATACTCGCAGCCAAAGCAGGCGTAAACATCAATCTTACTTCACATGTTGGTCGGCATACGATGGGGTCTTTTTTGGTGGACGGAGGAGTTGAGGAAAAGGCGGCTATGTCAATACTTGGAGTAAAAAGTAATAAAGTGATAAAGACGTACATGCATTTAAAGCAAAGTAAATTAGTAAGTGAGGCTAATAAATTGAAGAATGTTTTTTGACTTAAAGTAAATCAAAATAATCACTCACAATAAACCGGTATTCTTTTACAAGATAAATAAAACCGTCGCCGTCTTCCTGTGTTTCAACTTCTATTGCTTTGCGACCAATAATAGTGCCGTCTGAATGATCATATTCTAATGTGTGTCCGTCGATTCTTAAACCATAATCAGCGAGAAAACAAATAAGAGGAAAAATGTGTTTTTCAGGAATCAACCTTTCGCCCTGCACTGCTTTCCAGATTGTGCTTTGGGGGATTTTTAAAGCTTCTTCCAAAGCCTTTACAGAAATGAGAGAATGGGATTTTAAGAAGTCGGTTATTATGTTGCTGTATTTTTCTTGCATAGTTGTATTTTTGTCTGGTTTCGCAAGGTTGCCTTTTTAGGTTCGGTGAAAAGCCGATTAAAATCGCTTATTGAAATATGATTGTTTTCAGTGTTACAAACATTGACTTCAGTTTTAATCGAACCAGCGGAATAATCTGTCTTTAGTAGACCGCAAAGGAACTAAAGCCAAGCCTGTAATTAATTTTACAGGTTTGGCTTGTTAATCTTCTTTAAAATTTTCCAACTGCTTTTTCAAAAGTTCCTCACCATACTTTTCAACTTCAGGATCATTGTTAAAACAAACCCGAAGATTACAGCCTTTTTCAAAGCACATTGTATAGAGCTTCGCAAAGCTGCCGTTATTTTCTACCATTTTATAATTCCATGTTTTTATTACTTTTCCTTCTTGATTAAAAGCCGCTAATGTGTTTAATTCCAAAGTTTCCATAACTAATAATTTTTTAAGGTTTATAAATTCCTTACCCCTTTCGGGGCGTTGGTGCGATTAAAAAAGAATTAATATTCAAGATGTATAATCCGTGATGTATGATCTATTTTCTTTAACCTGTTGCCATATTTGTCTTTTACTTCTTCTTCAATATCATTAAAGAAATTCGAATCGTTTCTGCCTTCAAAAATTTCTTCTTTTTGAAAGTGCTTGCCGTCAATAATGAAAGAATAACCTCTTTTGGCTGTTTTGTTTGATACTTTTGTGCTCATTGTAATAAATTTTAGATTGTTAAATAATTCCTTAACGGTTCGATTAAATTGATAGAACAAAGCTAAGTTATTATTTTGAAACGTCCAAATATTTGGACAAAATAATTATTGATATTTGTCAATAAAATATTAATTGACAGTATGGGAGGGCAGGTTATTGTTCCCGATTCTTTAAAACCTCATCAGGTGAAGGCAGGTTTAGATCAAAAGCAACTTTATCTATGCTTCTCCTTAATTGTAAAACTGTTTCACTTATTGCATAGGCATTAACTCTGTATTTCCCAAGTCCATAATCTTCTTTATCAACTTTTTTAATCTTCGAAGGCATAGAAGCCTCGATTGGTTTACCGATAACAAGTTTTGAATAATAACCGATTAGATAATCGGCATCAGAAACAGAATAAAGAGACATAAGTTTTTTAATCACAAGTTAAGAGAATATACGAATTGAATGCGATTATATTATTTAAGTAATAATTTTTATTACTTTTGACATTAAATGCCGAAAGCTGCAAAACAGATAATCATTGATGCAATCGTAAAAGAGATTGAACAGGGTACCGAAAGGAATAAGGTAATTGCAAAATATTGCAAAAAATTTCAAAAATCCACAAGAACTATCGACACGTACTGGAAATCTGCACAAGAACAATATTTGATTAAGCAACAAGCCATAAAAAAAGAGTTAGCTGAGGTTGATAAGGAAGCCGCTATTGAAGCCCGTAAAAAGGCCATAATGACGGCAGATGAAAGGAAAGAATATTTAACTCAAATAATCAAGGGAGAGATACAAGTTCCTTATACGGAAGTAAAATATAATCCTGCCTTAAAATCATTTGAAACAATTGAATTTGTGGAACTAGCCGGCCATATAGCGAGAATTAACGCTATCGCCGAGCTTAATAAAATGGAAGGCGATTACGCACCGGCCAAAATTGCTCAAACAGACAAAAATGGAAACGATGTATCATTCTTAAAGCTTTCCCTGCCTAAAGGAATCAATATCGAATTACCATCAAACACTGAAGGTGATGATTAAAACTGCTTTACCTTATTTGTATCTTCTCGCATGGCTTCTTTTATTTTTTGCTCCTATCCTGTTTATTTGGGGTTTTACCGGTATTGCAGTTAAATTTTTAGCGACCGGATTATACATGCTCGCAATAAATTTTATTATTAAAAAATGGACGTAATTGAATCCGTTGAATTATTTCCGGAAGCAGCGAAAATGCCGTTATTTTGGGCAACAATAGCAGCCAAAGAAAAGATCGTTGTCCACCAGGGAGGTACCAGCTCAGGAAAATCGCAGGCAATCATACGGGTTTTATTTCTTTATGCAATCTACAATCCGAACATAAAGATTGAAGTTGTTGGCGCTACTGTCCCAAAACTAACAGGCGATACGCTCGAAATAGCTGAAGGTCTTGCAACTTATAATTTACACATAAAGAACTCTGTCAAGAGATACAATATAAGCACGCATACTTTCTTTTTTAAAAATGGGAGTAAAATTCTCTTTAAATCTTACGAAAAAGCTAAGGACGCCGACGGCCCCAAAAGGGACATTCTATATATCTCAGAAGCAAGAAATTTTGAATGGCCTTGCGCTTATCAGTTAATAAAAAGAACCAAACAAAAAGTTTTCATAGATTATAACCCTGTAGCTTCTTTCTGGGTTCATGATAAAATCATTAATTGCCCGATCAATCCAAAAAGTGGCACAAAAGAATTTCCGTCTGTAAAAGTGATCAGATCCTGGCATATACATAATCATTTTATCACACAGGAAATGCACGATTCAATTGAGAATATCTCCGATAGAGAACTATGGAAAGCTTACGCCAGGGGGTTGACAGCGCAAGTTTCAGGCCTTGTGTTTCCGAACTTTATTAAAATACTTGATCCGTTTCCTGTCACAGATGATGTAATTTGGGGAATAGATTTCGGATACACTAATGATCCGACAGCCATAGTAAAATGTGCAATTAACCAAAGAATTAATGGTGTGTTTTATGATTACATTTTCGAAGAATTAAGCTATCAACCTGGCATCCCCCCCGGGATGATCAAGCAAATACTTCTTGACGCGGGATACAAGTTTGGGCAACCGGTATATATTGATCATGACAGTTCCATGCAGCGGGATCTCAGGGCATTAAGAATTGTGGCTGTTAAAGCAATTAAAGATTTAGATGCTGGAGTATTACATCTTAGAACAAAGAAAGTGGCCTACACTACAAAGTGTCAACTACCTCCGGAAACGGGGGAATGCTCAAACTTAGAATTTGAGCGCCGCAGGTATTCGTTTAAAATAAAAGATGACGGAACAAACTCCAATACCCCTGAAGACAGGTATAATCATCTAATGGACGCTGCCAGATATGCATCATTTACTCATGCAGTGAGAAGAGGACTGATAAAAGGCTTTAATCATGCTGCATAAAAAAGGCCCCTGTAGAAACAAAGGCCGTCACCAAAACTAACTTATGAGTACACAAATGTACAATTAATTTATTTTAAGTAATATTTTTTATTACTTTTGAAAAAACTTAACAAATGAAAGCAATAGATTTTCCACAACGGAACGTAATGCTTGCAGAAGACCAACCTGAATATGAAACACTTCCTGTTTTTTGTGAAGTAAAAGAGGTAATTGACAATGAAAAGCCTTATGACCCTCTGCTCCCGGTCCCTACTAAGCAAATTCCATGGACAATGACGGCCTGTTTCGAACTAACAGATGATGAGATTGCGGAAATTATAGCTACGAGAAAAATATGGTACCGTCAATGTCTTTTTGGAAACAACTTCCAGCCAATGATGATATTAACTCAAAAACCAACTTTCTAATGTTTCCGCTCGATAAAGAAACCGAAAACCAACTTAGAGACCTTGCCAAACGAATGCCGATTGTCTTACGCAATTCACACGAAAAACACATCTATACTCAGGAAGAACTTGAAGAATGGGGATATGTGGATGCTGAAAAACTCCCCGACGGCAAGTACCTTTTTAAATACCCTGTACAAGTTGCCCTAAATCATTACAGAGCTTTAAAAAAAGCATGGAAGAAGAAAGGTTTCAGAGGTTGTTCAGATTATATCGATAGGATTAATAAGCTTCCAAATTTATAAGCAATGCGCAGTAAATGATTTACCTAACTAAAAATTAAATAAATAAAACTATGGATATAAATAAATTTTTGGGATACTTCATGAATGCTTCCACAGAGGAACGGCTTGAAATTTTCACCGAACTTAAAAAAGCATTTGAAGTTTCGCTTCAGTCCCGCCATGCAGAAACAGAAAAATGTCTACTTTACATGAAAGATATTTATAGTGCGCACTTTGAAAACCAGCAGAAAAAACTTCCAGAGACATTACAGAATTTATAACCTGTGGAAATCATGAAAATAATAACTTACGCAATAGCCTTCACTATAAAATTTTCTATTTTGTCCCTGATACTAGCGTCTGGACTTCACTGGTACAATCCAAGCCTTCCGTTTTATACTCAAAATCCACTTGTTTGGTTGTTGGTTTATATACCATGCTTTGTAGGTTACGAGAACTTGCTTTATGAACTAAGGCAGCGTTACCTGAAAAGAAAGAAAGCTGAGTAATACACATCCTGTTAATAATTATGCCAGCAAATAGTAATAAATAATATTACTTTTACTATCGAAAAGCAATAGTTATTTCATTGGTAATAATTTAGGAATAAAAGTTTAAAATCACCCTTCGTTTTTACGAGGGGTTTTCTATAAAATAACTGACCAATAAAAATAATTACTTGGTAATAAAATTTATTACTTATTTTTATGCCGGAAAATTACACAAAACTGAAGTGCAGGAACTGCAATAAAACTTTGCTCTTTGTTGATATAGGTGATGGAACTTTTTCTATTTCTATGAACTGCACGAATTCTCAATGCAGGCATAGAAATGTATTTGAGTTCAAACAAGGATTGATAGCAATTGACATCACGCCTAAAATTTGCAGAGTTCATGCAGAATGTAAAAGAGAAATGGTGCCATGTAAATTCAAACATCGCGAGGTAGAGCAGCGGTTAGCTCGTTGGGCTCATAACCCGAAGGCCGCCGGTTCGAATCCGGCTCTCGCTACAACACACATAGAAAAAGGGTGCTTGAAAGTTTTTTAAACGTTGCGGAATAGCGATTGCGCAATTTCACATGAAGCGACGTTTATGATAATTTCCTAAGTGTACAGCAGGATAGGGCACCCGAAGAGCTTCATCGAAAGCCGTAATACTTAAAACGTATTACGGCTTTTTTATTTTATGAAATGACAAAAGAGAAAGCATTTAATAAAATCGCAAGGATAAGCGGAAACGCTGCAAAGTCTTTTTTCGGGCTTGACATGGGGCTTGGCGGCACGATCCAGTCAGACGTTATCAATCCTATAAATTACCGCTCTGGTGGTATTGCTTTTGGAAATGAAGGATGGAATTTTGGCGGAGCGGGATCCTTTGATGTTTTCTTTTCTTATGGCGGTCTCAAAGATATTGTCAAAGCTTATGAATGCTGCGCTCCTATTTACTCTATAGTTAATAAACAGGCTTATGCTTATGTGAATGGAAAAATAAGATTTGCTGATGCCAAAGACAAAGATGTAACCAATCCGTACACCAAGAAGATTCAAAAATTACTGCTCAGGCCGAATCCTATGCAAAACGGTAAACAGTTTGACGCACAAACGGCGATTTATCTCCGCCTATTTGGTTACGCTGTGTGGCTTCCTGTGAAGCCTGTTGGCTTTAAAAATGAAGACGCTACTGCGATGTGGAACATTCCGCCCTACATGTGCGAAATCACCACCAGCAAAAAAACTTTCTTCAGTGATAAAGGGAATTATATCGAATCGATAGTGGTCCGTTATGGAAACGAAATCACTACACTGAGTCAGGATGACGTAATCATTATCAAAGATATTACGCCGGGCTTTAATCACTTGTTTCTACCTAACAGTCCCATAAAGTCTATCCAACAAAATATCTCGAATGTTATAGGGATTTACAACAGTAAGGGAGCATTGATTCATTACCGTGGGGCACTTGGAATTCTCACACCCGAAAAAGATCCGGCCGGTGTTATTCCGTTGGATGAGGATGAGAAAGAGGAGATACAGACCGATCTTCTCAGGTACGGATTAAAGAGTAATCAATGGAAGTTCATCGTATCCAACAGCGCTTTAAAATGGCAACAAATGGGGATGCCTTACAGGGACCTTATGCTAACTGAGTGGGCCGAAGATGATACAATGGTAATAGCAGACGCCCTGAATTATCCCTACAGACTTCTTGCTGCTGCAAATACAACATCAATATCAGGTACTGAGGCAGAAGCCTTCAAAAAACAACTGTATCAGGATTTTGTAATTCCCTTTTCGAATATGGTGTATGAACAAATTAGTGAATTCTTTGGCGCCGCTGATTATGGAGTATCGATTAAAAAAGATTTTAGCCATATTCCTGTTCTTCAGGAAGACAAAATCAACAGCGGCCGTGCAAGGCTTTATTTAAATCAGGGATTACTTATTGAGTGGCAAAATAATATCATCACAGCTAATCAATGGCTGGCGATTAACCAGATGGATCCTATACCTGATGGAGACATGTATTACTATCAATGGGTTGCCCTTGGTAAAAAATTTAATTCACCGGCGCAGATAACTGTTGCGGATAATTCAAGCAGTTCCGGAAACAACAATAATTAATTATGAATACAGAAAAAAAAGAAGTAAACGTAAAGGAAGCAAAAAAAATTAACGCTGAAAAGCAAAAATCATTAAGCGAAAATAAAATCATTCAGAAATGAAAAACCTTGTACCAAAGTTTGAATCTCAGGAAGAATTGTTTTCTTTTTTAAGGAAAAACAAAAGCAAGTTGATTGCTCAAAAAAAGGCCATGCCTACGACGACTGATGATTTAGAATTCGGATACAGCAAGTCCACGCCTGTGAAGACAGGAAAAAAGGCTAAGAACGCGGGAGAGGTCGACAGCGATACAAAAGAAATTGCTGTTGACATCATAGGAAACATGTCCGGTTGGTGCGACAGCCAAAGAGACGTAATGATCAAAGATTGCTGGAAAAAATCAATCGCAGACATCGGAGCTTCAGGTCAGAAACTGGTTTACCACTTAAAGAATCACGGCTACACCTTAGATGATATCATCGGCAGGGATCCTGTGCTGTACACAAAAGACATTGATCTGTCAATGTTTAACTTCCAAAGCGACATAAAGAAAGCACAGGCATTAATGATGTCCAGCGTGGTATGTGAAGATTATGATTGTAAGGCTTATAATCTCTATGAAGATGGACAAATAAAGCAGCATTCCATCGGCCTGCAATACGTGGCTATTTCCCTTTGCCTGGATAGTAAGAACGAGGAAGATGCGCAGGAAAAAAAGAATTGGGATAAATACTATCCGCAGGTGATCAACAAAGACAGCGTTGATTCAAAAGGCTATTTCTGGGCCGTGACAGAATGCAAAATTTTTGAAGTATCAGCCGTACTATTCGGCGCCAATATACTTACCCCTGTTTATTCAACTGATCAGCCGTCTGAAGACACTGAGACTGAGCCGCCCAAAAGCACTCTTCAAACTGAGAATGAACGAAAGAGTTTTGATCTACTCAGAGCGATCAAGGAAACAAAATTTATCAATTATTAATTAAAAACAATGACACCAGAAGAATTAGCCGCGTTGCAGGCAAAAGTTGGCGCAGATGCCAAGGAAGCAATAAAAAAAGAATTGGATGCCTACGAGGAAAAGGCGAAGGCCTTTGCTAATGAGGCAGCCAAAGGAAAGATTTCGGAAGAAACTTTCAACTCATTTAAAAAATCAAGCGAAGAAGCTCTTGCAGCAGTAAAAGAAATCGCAGAAAAACAAGGTACCACACTTACCGAGATCAACGCCAAGTTGAAAACTCAGGAGATCGGCACCAAGTCAATAAGTGAAGTGCTTAAGGAGGACGAAAACGACCTTAGACAGATTTACTCTGCCAGGGCCGGGAACAAAACCTACATGATCAACGTTGGAGAGAAGGGCGAATTTGTGATGAAGCCTTTTGACAGCACTAAAACTGTTGGACCTGTTGCTTCAATATCCGGAATTAACGGCGGCACCGCTGCTTCTATTTTCCAGACTATTGATGCCGCTTCCCTGCTTCGTTTAGGTGGCGATTCAACAATCATAAGCCAGTACCGTAATTCAGCATGGGTATTTGACCTCTGCAACATCATTAACGCTTCTTATGACACCATGATGGCAATGTGGTATGAAGAGGTTGCCAAAACAGGCTCTTCTGCAAATGTTGCTGAAGGTGGATCAAAACCTTTAAGCCAGTATGCATACACACTAAAGAGCTCTACCTACAAAAAAGAAGCAACACTGATAGGATTTACTGAAGAGTTTTCTTTAGACTTCGCTCGTTTGCAATCCGATATCATGGGTAAAGGCCGCGTGGATCTTGTCAACAGGATTAACACAGCTGTACTTGCTGATATTATCTCTGCTGCTACAGCCTACAATACCGGTACCGAGTATAAAAATGGCGCCGCTTTAACTGCCTACAATGATTATCTCGCTATTGATGCTGCTGCGGCTCAGGTTGACAATGCTACTTTCGGACAGGGTGCAAACGCTGCTGTAATGAGCACCTTTAAAAACCACAGAGTAAATACCCAGATGGATTCACAGGGCCGCTTCTTAATGCCTCCTGCCTCACTTGGTGGTATTGCAATGGTAGGTAATCCGGCAATGGCAACAGATGACCTGTTGGTAGGTGACTTTAAGCAGTATAACATCATTTTGCGTGGTGGCTTAATCGTTCGTGTTGGTTACAACGGAACAGACTTCGCGCAGAATATGTTCAGTACTGTACTTGAGCAGTACTACTTCGATTATATCAGTTCTATCAGGGCTGCTGCAATCGTGAAAGGACAAACCTTTGCTGCTATTAAAACTGCCATCACTACCTAATAAATTATAAAATATAAAAATTAAGGTTATGGCAAAAGCAACAAAAGAAACGAAACCCGAAAGCGCTGAACAGCCAAACAGCTCTGATCAAAGCGGCGCCGCAAAAACTGAACAAAAAACACTTGAAGTAGGCACCGTTACCGTGGAGAGAATCTCCAAAAAAGGCGATCCAGTTAGCGCACATCCTAACGATGTGAAGTTTCAGGTGAAATACCCCGACGGCTGGAAGGGTGAAAAAACGATGCCCGAAGGAGTTATTGTCGTTTCAAAAGAAAGCGCAAAACACTTTGCTTCGCTTGGAATAGGGAGCATAAAATAAACAAAAATGTCATTAATAGACACATCTTATTTTTTTGGTGACTGTTCCATTGGTCAATTATCTGAGCAATCGGTGCAAGGGAAATTAAACTGGCTTATCAATCAGTATGAGCCGGAAATCTTGCTCGGGTTGCTCGGATATGAGACTTATACTGCGTTTACAGCAGGACTTAAAGTAATTCCTATTGATCCAATGTGGACAGACCTTAGAGATGGGAAAGAGTACACAGATGTTAACGGAGTAGTCAGAAAATGGCGGGGGCTTATTTACACCACCGGCACGTACAAAGGCAGTTTAATTGCTAATTATGTGTATTACCAGTATCAAAAAACAAATGTTACGAATACCGGAGGTACAGGAGAAGGTGTTATGCAGTCCGAAAATGCAATATCCGCAACCCCCATAGATAAGATGGTGAAAGCGTGGAATAACATGGTGTACATCAACCGCGAGCTGTTTGATTTCCTTTATAATAATAAAGACACTTACAGCGACTGGTTGAATTCTGTTTTTCGCATTTCTGGCATGTATGGAGCTTACCACAGAAATAATGCAAACAAGTTTTTACAAACCATAAATGCATTTACGTGAACAATCCTCCATATACAATTGAAAATATTTTTACCGATTGGGTTGCAGCGGTGGCCACGGTCCTTGGTCGTCCTGTTTATTCTCATTATGAAGAAATCAGGGAGCTAAACCAGACACTGAAGCAATACAATGAAGATCCGGCAAGCTTCGATAAAAAGTATCCGCTGGTTCTTTTAAAACAACCGGTAACAGTAACTTCAAGCAAATGGCCGACACTTTACGCAGAGGTTCCCGAGCTTACGTTATTTATCATAACAGGTAGCGATCCGACTTATAAACGAAAAGAGCGTGAAGATAATACTTACACTCCCATCGTGGATCCTATTGTTACCGAGCTTAAGAATCAGATTGCACTTCATCCGGCTATTCTTGGTTATAGAAGTCAATTGAGAACACTGGAAACCAAATATCCTTATTGGGGCGAAAACCAGCAGAATGTATTAAGTGACGTTGTTGATGTTTTGCAGCTAAAAGTCCAAAACCTTAAGATCCAAAACAACCTTAATTGCTAAACAATTTTAAATCAAATTTAAATAACAAAACATGACAGGATTTTCAATATGCAGTTCAATCGGTGCCAACACTGGCGCTATTGATTGCGATCCAACCAGGGGGCTTCCGGTGCAAATCATCGCCGGTTCAGCATCCTTTGCTCCGTCCGATTATGCTACCAATGCTACATTCGAGGCGGCTTTTCAGAGCAAGTTGAAACAGGCAACAGGCTCTTCAGATAAGCTTTTTCCCTTTCCTGTAATTCAGGGTAATACCGATAAGACCACTGCCGCTAAAATGGCAACATTAGGCTATGGCCTGCAGCTGAAATTGCTTCGTTCAAAAGCAGGGTATGAATTTGATGTACTGGCGGGGTCTTCCTTAGAAAAGAAGCTCATTGCTTTTGATGGTCTTATCGTTCCGTGCTTCATCATGGATGACAAGAGTAAAATATGGGGAGTGTTGGACAGTGATAAGAATTTTAAAGCAGCCAAATATCTCGTAGGTGTTGAGCCGAAAGGATTCGAGGACGGCAACAGCGCAAAAACAACAAAAATATCGCTCTCTATCATTGATAGCCGTGATTTCGTTGAAAATGCCGAGTTTGCCGGCACTTCATTCAACGCTTCAGATATTGTTGGATTGAATGATGTTCTTTTGTACGAGGCTGTTGCTTCCACCACCAACGTTAAGAGTATTGGTTTGAAAATAAGCACTTCAAACATCCTTAGCTTCCTTAACGTGGCAGACACTACTGTGTTCCAGGCATTACTGGCTGATTCGTCACTTTGGACTGCAAAGACAGGCGCTTCATTTGCAACACCACTGGCCATTACCAGTGTTGCTTATGACACAACAAACAAGTGCTGGACTGTGACTTTTGACGCCACAGCATATACTGCTCTCACTACAGGCGCACAGATCGAGCTTGCACTGGTAGACGCTCCAACTTTGGACGCTGCCGATGTAACCGGTATTGAAGGAACTCCGCTGATTTTAACCAAAACAGCATAAGTATGAAATTCGAATCAGTCAGTTTCAATGAATCCTTTTGGAAAGGAAAGTCGAGGGCTGAGTTTATTGCACACGAGAGGCACCATTCCCTGAGTGAAAAGCAACTAAACGAGGCTTTCGACTTACTTAATCCTCAATCAAGCGAAGAAGAGGAGAAAACAGAGCCAGAGGATGACTTTGAAGATTAACCAAAGCGATAAGGGCGGCAGAAACGCCGCCTTTATTTTTCAAACCATTGCCATGCTTACGATAAAAGGATTAACTGAAAAGTTTCGTACACTCAATACAGATACAATCATTGATGATAGTTTCTATGAAACGAAGAGTGATTTTGAGCAGCAGAACATCAGTCAGATGAAAGCCGGGTTGACTAATAAGGGTAAAAAGATACAGCCAAAGTATAAAAACAGCGCTTATGCAGCTAAGAAATTTGCGATGAATGCAGCACCAGGATTTGGAACTCCTGATTTATTATTGACAGGTGCTTTTCAGTCTCAGATCAATGCACAACTCGAAGGGGACACAATTAAAGAATTTTCCAATGATCAAAAAGGACCCATGCTCGAAAAGAAATATGATGATATTTTTGGACTCGGCGGAGATTATAAAAAAGATTGGCTAAAAAATAAATTAGGTCCAGCTGTATTTGAAAAAATTACTAACTTCACAGGGCTTTCTTTTTCGAGATAAAAGTAATAAAATGCCAACACCGTGTCCGGAATGCCGACTAAGAAAAAAGAAAGTTTATTTTGATATTGATAAGGCCCGATCAGAAGCCAAAAAATTAGCAGTTCAGAATGAAAAAACGTATGCGTTATACAAAGAGGGGAAAAACTCGGTTGCTTACAGCGAAGCCGCCACAGCAAGATCTAACGGATACGACATTATCGAACTTATCTCAAAATACGCCTAAGTATTGCAAAAGTATTTATGATACTACTCTTTACCGTTTTGAAGAATGTCTTTTAAATAATAATCTTTCTTCACTTATCATTTCAGGGTTCCCAACAGAAAAGGAATTGTCTTTGGCATGGGAAAGTATCTTACAGGAATATTCAGAGATACTAGGAAATTCAGAATTCAGGCTGTACTATAGTTTGTTTAAACAGGTTGAATTGTTGAAGCTCAATATTGAGATGATCAAGATATGCATTGCGGTTTTAAGAAAAAATTATTCTAAGAAATTTGCCGGGGAGCTTAATGCCATGCTTTATCTCACCTGTAAATTTAACCCCAGGGATTTGAAGACTTATTTTTCGGAACTAGATAAATGTGAGCGCAGGATCGGTGGATTAAAAATGAATCTTGACCTGAAACTTATCGAATTTGAGGAAATCAAAAAAAAGGTTGAAGGCGGTAATGGAAAGAAGATTGACAAAAACTATTTTTCTTCGATGTTGATTACTCTTTCCAGGGTTTTATCTCTTGGTTATAAGCTTAATAAGGATATAATGATGAATGAGTATTGTGAGTATTACAGACAGGCAGCAACTGAAGCAGAAGAAGCCAACAAGCGTAAACCAAAGGAGATTCCAAGATATTAAAAACATTTTAAAATGAAATTTTCAGGAGTTATTTTTGTAAGCAAATATCTTGTAAAAAAATACGGGATGGAGGAAGCGATAAGAAAGACTATTTTAAAGGGAAGTCGTATTAAATATAATGTAACGCTTGCTGATTCATCCGTTTTAAATCAAGAAATAAAACTATAAAAAATGATAAAAGAAAGTGAATTAAGAATTGGTAATTATGTAATGGACAAAGTTTCGGGAGAGTGGATGATTGTTGATGAAATCGGAGAAAATATAGGTGCTATTCTCATCAATAGAGATAAATATCCATTGCCCGATGGGTGGTGCATGGAATTTATTCCTTTGAGTGATGAAGCTTTTAATAAGCTTGGCTTTAGTAAAAAGACTTGCTGGGGGTTGGGAGATTTTATTATCGGATTGGATGGAGAAGATTTTATATATAGCGAGTTTACCGTTATCTATAACGGTATCACTAAAGTAAAAGTGAAGTACGTTCACCAGCTGCAGAATCTTCATTATGCTTTAACCGGCGAAGAGCTTGAAATAAAAGAATTGCAGGAAAGTTAACCTATAAGTTAACTTTTAAAAATAAGAGCTTCATCGAAAGCCATTACAGCGAAAGTTGTAGTGGCTTTTTTAATTTAAACGAAAATGGATGAACTATTAAGTAAATATATTGACCGTCAAGGCTTCGCTGATGATACACAGTTTGCCCTTGGTGAACTTGAACAACTGGAATCTGCTTTTGATAAGCTAAAAGATATAAAAATTGGTATGCAGGGGGTATCCGGAATAAAAGATTTTGTTTCGAGTGTATCACAGGCCGCTCCAATAATTCAAAACCTTAACAATACTATTGCTGCTCAAACCTCAACACTAAAGCAAAGCACGGATGCTACAAAACAAAATGTGACGGCACAAAACGATTTATCAGCATCAGCCAAACAGCTTCAAAAAGAAAAGGAAAAACTTGCTTCACTGAGTACCGATGAGGCAAAACAAATAGCCGAACTAAAGGTGCAACAGACACAACAGAATGCCGCCAACAAGGAAGCCGCTATCAATACGCTTGGCCTTCGGGATTCATATCAGCTGCTTAACCAGGAATACCAGAATGCGCAAAAAACAGCCAAAGCGTTGTCCGCTCAGGCACTTATCAATCCAGAATTTAAAGAACAGGCTACTGCCGCTGCCGAAAAGGCTAATGACCTTGCTACCGTTTTAAAAACTATTGACGCCTCCGTGGGCCAGTTCCAAAGGAATGTAGGAAACTATACAGGCGCAGTCGGTATCTTGCAAAAAGGATTTGCCGAAGCTAAAACTCAACTAGATCAACTCACACAGGCACAAAGAGAAAATACCACTTCAGGCCAGCAACTTCAAAAAGAAGTTGAAATATTAGGCAATCTAAGTGCCCAGCAAACGAAAGGATTCTCTACATTAACATCAGAATTAAGGCAAAGCGAAAACGCCCTGCGTACGATGTATGAGGCCGGCCTTGGAGGAACAAAGACTTTTCAGGAGCTGCAAACCAGTGTAAACAATGCTGCACGTGATGTAAAGAATTTTAAAGAACAGCAGGCTTTATTACAAAGTGATTCGCCGGTACTGGCCGGATTAACCGCTGCTGCAAGGGGATTAGGCGGAGCGTATGCCGTAGGAGCCGGAGCAGCAGCCTTATTTGCAGATGGGAATGAAAAAGTAGAAAAGGAACTTTACAAGTTAGTAGCAATAATGAACGTGTTACAGGGGTTAGCTGAGTTTAATAAGTTAATAAGTGAGAAGAGTGCCATTGCCACAGCACTCAATACCGTAAAAACCTCTTTTCTTGCAGCTGCTGAGTCGCTTGTGGCAAAAGTTACCGGCGAATCAACAGCGGCACTCGATTTAAACACGGCGGCTCAAATAAAAAACGCTGCCGCGAAGGTTGCAGGAACTGTTGCTACAGGTGCGGCCGCGGATGCTGACAGTGGATTATCTGATGTTCAGGATAAAGTTGCCGACGGTATTGCTGCTGTAAATACCGCGGTTCTTAATAAAAACAATGCTTTAATAAAAGATGTCAACGCTTCTGAAAAAGCAACAAAAGCAGCGATTGAAAATACAACTGCTGTCAATACAAATGCTGCCGCTGTGTCGAAGGACGCCGCCTTAACTGAAGCGGCTGCAGGTGCCAAGGCAGAGCTTGGAGCCGCCGCGGGGGCTTCTGTTGCTCCGCTTGGCGAGGCTGCCGCTGCTGAACAGGCGTCAGCTACAGCAAGTACCGAGCTTGCCGCTGCCAGCGCTCCCGCAGCCGCAGGTATGGAAGCACAGGCAGTTGGAGCTGTAGCGCTCGCAGAGGGACTGGATACAGTTGCCGCTTCTGAAGGGGCCGTTGCTGCTGGTGCAAGTACTATGGCCACAGCTATTGCGGCCACTGGTATAGGTTTGGTAATTGTCGGATTAGCTGTTGCTATTTATGAGATTTACAAGGCAATCACCAACTGGAATAACGCTATCGATTCAGTAGAAAAAGCCAATAAAGATCTGGTTAAAACCATAAAAGACCTTATTGATGCCACCAAACAGTATGACGATATTCGTAAACTAACTTCTCAGGAAGAGCTTGCCGACCTGCAGAAAATAGTAGACAAAAGAAAAGCTTTAGGAGTAACACAATCAGAGAGTCTTGCATTGGATTTAAAAGTTGCTGAACTGAGAGCAAAGAATGCGGCTGATGATGTAAAAACACTTGGCGTTACCAAAGAAAAAGTTGCTTTAGCTCAACAACAAGCACTTGAAGCGGCTAATCAGTTACGAATAGAGCAACAGTTTAAAAAAGAATTTGAGGATAATGCCGCCAACAAAGGAAATCCAAAATATGACAAAATTCTTGAAGGATATAATGACAGAATTCAGGCTTATAAGGATGATTATGATGCCAGAAAAGCAAATTTAGACTTAGGACTTTCTGCCCTCAATGAATCCGCAGACGCAGAAGCACAAGTTGAAAACCTTAAAAACCAAAAGATAAAACTTTCCGATGATGATTTAAGGAAATATAAGTTATCTATGGTCCAGATCGAATCAGATGCTCAAACTGCGGCCAATGAACGTATCTTAAACAATGACAGGTCCACACTTGCCCAAAGGCTGGATGCCTTGAAGAGCAATCTCGCTGGAAAGATCAAGGTTATCAATGCTGAGAATATTTCCACTCAAAACGATCCTACTGTTAGCACCACAGATAAGTTAATTGCGGCCAAAAAAGCAGCAGCCGATATTGCTTCAGCCCAAAAAGATTCTGATGAAGCAATTTATAAGGAAAAAGAAGATTTCAGATTAAAGGATCTTGCAGCCGTCACAGCCGTTCAAAAAGCTATTTACGACCGTATTTCCCAAACCAATCAGGATATTTATAACAATGATGCTCTTACAGAAGCGCAACGACTAGAAGCTTTAAAAAAATCTATTGAAGCTAGAAAACAATCGCTGGAAGCTCAATATACCAGCGATCTTTCATCGGCGGGTATCAGTGATCCGGATATTGAACGGATCAAACAAGAAGGTTTTTTTGAAATCAGTAATAAAAAAATCACAGATGAAGAGCTTAAGAAGCTTATTGCTGACTTTAATAATGCTGTTATCGATCTTTCTAAAGATGCCAGCCTGCAGCAAATAAAAATCGTTAAGGATTATTATGAGCAATATGCTTTCGAAAGCGACAAGGCGCTAAAGAAGATTGCTGAAGAAACCGCTGCTAGCAATGCAAGCTTGGAAGAAAGTTATAGTAAGCAGGTTGTTGACCTCAATGAAATGTACAAAAACGGAGAGATTGCTGCCGGTAATTACAATAAGGAAAAATTAAAACTTGACGATGATTATGCAAAGAATAGCCTGCAAATACAGATCGAAAACATCGAAAAGTCTTTGGCCGCGTCCAAATCTGCTGCTGAAGTTGAGATTGAGTTACAAAAAGAGCTAAACGATCTCAAAGGACAAAGCGTTGCAGGTCTTTCAGACTCTGAATTAAAAGTTCATGACGACAGGATCAAACAGGTTACGGATGAGTTAAAAGCCGTGCAGGAAGCCGTTGGAAAGGAAAGCGATTTATACAGACAGCTTAGTAAATTAAAAGCAGATCTGTCAAACCAGGATAAGAAAATTACCGATGATTCATTAAATGCCCTGGTTGATGCATTTAATAAAATTAAAGATATTGGAACACAGGTTTTTTCAGTTATTGAGGGAGCAATCAATGGAATGGTTACAAGGCAAAAGAACGCTTTGCAGGATCAAAGCGACGCATTAGACGCTTATTCTGCCAGACAAATTGAGTTGATCAACGCGTCCGGTCTTGCTGAGCAGGAAAAAGCAGATAAGATTACGATTTTAAATGCAAGAGTACAAGCGCAAAAAGATGAGATAGCCTTAAAACAAAAGCAGGCAGATGAAGAGAATGCGAGGGCGCAAAAAGCAACAGCCATATTTAATATAGTTTTGGCAACAGCCGTGGCCGTAGTTAAAGCACTTCCGAATATTCCATTATCGGTTTTAATCGGAGCTCTTGGCGCTGCACAACTTGCCGTTGCTATTGCTACACCGGTTCCAAAATATAAGCATGGTAAAAATCTTAAGGACAACTATGAGGGACCTGCGATAGTTGGGGATGGCGGCGTTCCGGAATATATTAAACGAGAAGATGGAACCATTGAAAAAACACCTTCAACTGACACGCTTACCTATGTGAAGAAAAATGACGTGATCTATCCAAACTTCTTTTCAATGATGAAGGCACTTGCAATGCCTGTTTTAAATGTAGGATCAGTGCGAGATAATAGCGCCGATCAGATAGAACTTGCTTTACAGAGGCAGACAAACATTTTGCGGCCGTTGTTATCTTCAATTGCCAACAAAAAGGAACTGAGCCTGAGAAGTTCAAATGTTGGCATGGAAGCAATTTGGAAATGGGGAAGTAGTCAAACTAAATATGTTGAGGAAAACACAAATTGGTAATTTTTTAAAAATGTGATTATCTTTCCTGAAAAAATGAAAAAATATTTTACGCTCTTATTCTTTTTGCCTTTTTTGACTTCTGCTCAGAAAATATTGCCTGAAAAAGAAGGTACCGTAATGTACACTGATGTTGTAATGTTGGATTCTACCGTAAGTAAAGCAGAATTATTTGATCGTGCAAAAGCTTGGTTTGTGAGTGAATATAAGTCAGCGAATGATGTTATTCAAATGCAGGACAAAGATGCAGGGATACTAATTGGAAAGGGAGTTTTTGATGTTCCTTATGTTCCAGGTTTCTTTTCAGACGGACAGAGGTTATATGTTAGCCACACGGTAAAACTTTATTTCAAAAACGGTAAATACAAGTATGAGATCACGGGCCTTTCCGGAGAATATTATGATGGTGGAAGAATTCAGGTACCCATACAAAACCAAGCGCCAGGATTTGAGAAAAAATACTACCAAAGAATGCTTGTTGCGGTGAATGATGAAATTTTAAACACCATCAGTAGCTTGAAGGAAGCCATGAATAAACCAGACGAGACAATGAATTTTTAATATTACTTTTACATAACAAAAGAGCTTCAACGAAAGCCTGATTTCAGCAATGGAATCGGGCTTTTTTATTTTATACAACGATGGACAAGATAAGTTGCATTTATATCATAAAAAGCAAAAGTAAGCCAGATAGATGCTATGTTGGCAGCGCTATTAATCTTGCTGCCAGAAAAAGGCAACATCTCAGTGATTTAAGATTGCAGAAACATGTAAACATTCGTCTGCAATCGCACATAAATAAGTACGGAATAGATGATCTGTATTTTGATGTTTTAGAAATAGTTTCTGACAAAAGTAGACTTATCGAAAAAGAGCAACATTTTATTGATACAATAAAACCTTCGTTCAATATTCTTAAAAAAGCAGGCAGTGTATTGGGTTACAGAATGACCAAAGAGCTCCGTGAGGCAAATAGACAAAAAGCTCTTGGTAATCATTATGCTTTAGGCCACAAAAAAAGCGATGAATTCAGGAAAAGCCACAGCGATTTTATGAAAGGTAAAAAGTTTAACCTTGGTAAAAAATGGTCAGCGGAATCTAAGAAAAGGCAAAGCGAAAGAATGAAAGGTGTGATTGTTTATATACCAACAGAAGCTCATAAAAAGGCAGCGAGAGAGAGACTTTTGGGAGATAAAACAAACTTAGCACGGAAAGTTGTTGATGTTAATAATGGGAAAGTATATGGTTGTATAAAAGACGCAGCAAGAGATATTAATATTAAATATGGCAAACTAAGAAACATGCTGTGTGGACAAATAAAAAACACTACTACAATTAAATACTATTCAGATGCCAGCCGGTAGAGACTTCATTTTTGCGATCCAGGATAGTAACTACAACTTTTACAAAGTGGATAGTAAGGGTGTATCAAAGAGCGCTCAACCTTATTTCCTCAATTTTGCTCCTGCAGGATGGCTTGACATTATGATCAAAAATGTCCGCAATAAAAACTATTGGGGCGTGGACCGGAGTGTTAGCAATTCACTATCCTTCGTTGAAGATGGGGCTGCTATCCTGAAATATATTTTTTATGTTCTCGGTGTTGAAGATACCTTCCTTTCAATTGCTGCACAACGTCTTAATTATGATACTGTAAAAGGAACGATCAATTTGTCCACGATTGTGGCAGGAGTGGACAATAGTATCACTCTTACCGGTAATCCTGGCACCACAGTATATGTAAAGTTAACTCCAACAGATGACGCCACCGTCGTATATCTTGTAATAAAAAATTCCGATGGCTCTTATTATTACTCAGGCAATGTGTTGCCTTATTTGGAACCGGGGCAATCAAAAGTTTTTCCTTTCGTCATTCCATCTTCAGGGATCCTTAAATTAATTGTCTCAAATCCTGCAATCGATGTGACGGCACAAATGTGCACCAGTGACGGAAACATTGAGACCACCTACGGATTTTGGTATAAGCAGATTTTTCGCTCTCAGTTGGACCTTACAACGTTTGCTCATACAGGCAGTAAGGTGGCGTGCACGTGCCTTGAAGATGGACTTCCCAAGTATCTTAAGGCAAACGAAAGCACGGTATTCGAATTTCCTATGGAAGTTCCGGATGCTATTTGGGTCAAGATGGATGGCATTAACATGCATGACAGTTTGAATTACAAGGATGTTGATCAACTTCCAATCAGTGCCGGCGATTATGGAAGGAATTTCTTTGGTCCCTGTGCTTTTGTCTCTTCTGATGGTGACAGTACAGGTGTTTTTTCACAAACAGAAAAGCTCGAAAAAGAATCTGACACATTTGCAACAAGGATGGCAAGCCTCAATGTTCTTATTACCAATGCAGGAATAAACACTATCACGGTTAATGTTTCCGGAACCATTGAGATAAAGGTTACAGCCGTTTGGCCTTTTGGTGCCGGTATAAAGTTTGGCTTCATTTCAAGTAAAAGTGATGAGCTTAATGAATACGCCCAAACTGTTTTGTCTCTTCCTTCACTTAGTGTCAGTGATATTGGCGAAACCTTTACAGCCACTTTTAATAAAAATATTTCTTTGCAGGCCGGCGAATCCTTGTTTAGGGGCGGCCAGTTTGCACAAGCCTCAGACAACACAACTGCCTTTGAGTTCACCGAAAATTCGAAGTTCAAAATAGGTCTCGTAACGCGGTATGCTCCCACATATGTTCGTGCCTTCAGAGGGCAATATCTGTTTGAGCAACTCATGAATAAGGTAACTGAAGGCAACCTGAAAGCAGCCATAAGCAGCTACTTTCAAACCTACAAAAACAATGTTTTCACTTCAGCCAATGCTATCAGGAATATAGCCGGCGCCACAATGAAAATTCCCTTTACCGATTTTTATAAATTCTGGGATTCTTTCGACAGTGTAGGCATTCAACTTGTTGGTAGTTCGATTCTTTTCGACAGAAAACAAAACCTGATAGACCGCAATAATATAATTGATCTTCCTGAAATAGTTTCGCAATCCTTAAAAGTTTCTCTGGACAAGTCTTTTCTCTTCAACGAGATTCATTTTGGTTATCCTGCTATAAGCAGTGACGTCGGCGTACTTAATGCCAACGAGGAAACCAACGACACGATGATTTTCTCATTGGGAACAACTTCCAATCCTGCTACTGTCGATAAGGTAAGCCCAATAAAAGCTATGCCTTATGAGATTGAGAAGATAAGGATCACGCAACTCGGTCAGGATACAACCAGCTACCCTACTGATAACGACAATTATGTTTTAGCTATTGAGAATGAGTTGCAGCCTGCACTCGGAGACGATCCGGATCATTATAATCTGGACCGCTCATTGAATGTATCTGCAACAGGGATTTTAGAGGCGGCAACAATTTTTAATCTTCCCTTATCGCCCAAAAGAATGTTTCTCAATAATGGTGCATGGATAAGGTCGTGTCAGTATAGATCCGACTCAAAAGTTTTTAAATTTATTTCTTCAGACAAAAATAATAAACTCATTTGCGGTGGTGTTGTTGAGAATGCGGATGTAACAATAGGAGACCTGGACGCTCCTTTTTTCTGGCCGGTGCGCTTTGATTTTAAAGGAAGCGTACCCGATGACATGGAAGATCTGTTGGACGCAAATCCTTTACAATTATTCAGGTTTCCCTTTCAGGGTACGATGTATGTTGGTATTGCTAATACGGTAAGCGCGGCGCCGTCGAGCAGGGCCGTTCAAAGCTTACAGTTGTTGTCGGTTCCCGAAAATCAATTACAAAATTTAATAGATTATTATGGCTAATCAATTTTCAATACCAGAGCTGAATCCAATCCGGTTCTATGATGTTGCCCGGGCAAATCTTCCTGCTTACTTCACAAAGCATTTCGGTTCCTTTCCGTTTAAGGAACGACTTTATTTCTGGCAACAGCAAGATGATTATATTCAAATCTGGCAAACGACAGACATTATCTATCTTCAATTTGAAAGCTCTTTCGATCCTATTGTTGTAAACTTATTAAATGAAAACGGCGCGGTAGTGCAGGCTTTCCCGGCTTTGAATAAAATCCCCAATAAATACCAGGCGGGAACCTACGTTTATGAGGTATCTATTAATCTCGGTGAATTTGATGCGGGCCTTTATTATGTTCAGGTTCTTCTTGGATCGGGAGCGCAACAAAAAATATTAATGTCTGGAGTTCAGTATGTCAGCGGAGATCAACTTCAAAACACACTTCTTTTAAATTATTGGAATAGCCGTTATCATAACGATGTCATTTTTGAGACCGGTATTCAGTTTCAACTCAGGGTAACAGGAATGTTTGGCAACATTGACAAGGTAAGGGCTGATGAAAGATACCGTGACGAAAAATACGACCCTGTTTTGTTAAGCAGTCGCAGCGCCAAGCAATGGCCCGTATATTTTGGGACTTCCGGGGATGGAGTTTTAGCCAAGAGCGAGTTTTACGGATTACCGGACGAAATAATCAACCTTATAGATCAGATATGGAGCTGTGATAACGTACTTATAGACGGAAATCCTTTCGGCATGGCAGATGGATCAAAACTGGAATACACCACAGCGGACGGAGACGGCAACTATGCCAAACGTGGACTGAAAGTGACGGTTGAATCAGGCCTCAACAGGAATAGTCAAATCTTCACCGTGGATGTGGACCCTACCAAAAAATTAGTCACTTCGGTTATTGTAGAAGCCAAGGTATTTGGCGATCTGAGCAACCAGGGAAGTGCCAACGTAGTTCCTGTATATAATATTTCTAACGAATAAAAAATATAAAATGTCTGTAAATTTAAAAGTTGTTTTAGGAACTGTAAACTACACAGATTTTCTACACGTTACTGCTGCAAAAGTTTCTTCGCCCTCAACGGTTGTGTGGGAAACATGGATTCCTATGCCAAAGACAAGCTACACTTTTGTTATTCCGGGTTTGGATCCTGAAAATTATTACGTTTCTTATTATGAATCTCCTGATGATAGTTCTCTTGGCACATTACAAACGCAGCTTATTGTCGATGCATTAACTAATGAAGTGAAGGCGGAGCGAAGATTCTACACGTGTGGTGGCGGTGGCACATATGATCCTGTGGAGGGCGCGATGTCAATTACAGACCCTTATCTTATTGGCAAAAATGTTACCGGCGTTTTTAAAGAATCCTTCAGGTATTATGAGCCGGGCACTGAATTTTCTTCAGATAATACCGTTGGAACAGTTTCAATGCTTAATAATGTAGCCTTTGCCCTGAGCGAAAAGATAATTATTGAGATTACCTATGATACTGGTATTTCGACAACAAGCAGCTCTGGTGGAGGCCTATATACCGGAATCACTACAGTTACTGAAGGGGCAAGAACCCTCACTACTGATGAAATAAATACAAGAATTAGGTGCCTTGGCACTGGAAGTACTCAGGTTATCACGGTTTGCAGTCTTTCGGCTATTTCAACAGATAAAGGATATTATTTTGATAATTCTGTTGGCGGAACAGCGGTACAGGTAAAGATATTGTTTTCCGGAACAGATACACTTCGATTTAATGGCTTCAACAGTTCCAGTATTTTGTTTTCTGAGTTTTGGGTAAGCCGTGGGGAACATTTGTTAATCAGGAAATTTGTGGATGATAGTGGCACGGCATATTGGGAAGTTATCGGGGATTACAAAGGAGTGAACGTTGGAGAAAAAGTGACACTAGGATATTTATCACACCCCAATGTACTACCAGAATCTGCAGGCTGGTATGATGGTGACGAATATGGAAGAATGTGGTGGTGGCTCAATAATGTTCTTCCTGCTACACACAGATATACCGCATCTTCGACGGATCCGGTGGATTCTTCAAGGGCCGGACAGTTTGCGCTAGACCCAACGCTTAAAAAGTTTAGAATGCCTGACAGCAGGTATATGTCCGAAAAAGGATTAAATAATTTTGATGTTCAGGGATTGCCAGATGTTTTAAGGCCGGTGAATTACCCGGGCGGTTTTCAGGCAAATCAGGTAGGCCAGATTACTGTTGCTATTAATAAGGGCGATGGATATACAGGTCATGCTATTTCTACGAACAGGATGGCGCCAGGTCAGGCTTCAAATCCTCAGCCAACCGACTATATCATAGTGAATCAGGGAGCAAAAAACATTGTTGATAATATCGGTGTAATTTATGCACGAAGAATCTAAAAAAATTATTTTAAAATAAGTAATAAATTTTATTACTTTTACAATATCAAAAAGAGCTTCTACGAAAGCCATGCACTTTAAGGGTGTGTGGCTTTTTAATTTTTACAAATGAGAAAATTACTCTTACTTCTTTTATCTGTGTCCTTTGTAGCGAGCGTTTCCGCCCAGTATGACAGTACAAAATTGCGCCAGACAATAGGAGCTTACGGCTTTGATTGGAAGAACGCGAAATTTATCACATCCAGCATTCAGCCAACAGACACAGTCCATTTAGCTGTAGCCGACAGCGGGGCTATTGCAATAAAGAACGGAAATATTTGGGCGTGGAATGGTTACAGGTGGGTAATGGGTAGTTATACTAAAAACCAGGTAGATTCTTTACTGTCTGCTGCAGGTGTCAACACTTATCAGTATAATCATATCATCTCTGGGGGCGTAGTAACTTACTCAGGTTCAGGGCTTACTTACCTGGTTTCTTCCTGTCAGTACATTATAGGAGGAGTTTATTACACTTCACCTGCTACGACGATAACGCTTGATCCTGCAGATGCTACCAATCCAAGAATTGACTTATTCGCTGTGGATACCAATAGTGTGGCTTTGAAGATCACAGGAATCGCCGCCTCAACTCCGATTACACCACAGGTTGACCCAGCTTCACAACTCGCTTTAACGACCGGGATTACTTTGAATCCAAATGATACTGTACCTACCGGAACTACTTCGACTTTAATCTATGACGAGAATACTGAATGGACAACAGGCGGAACTGCGACCGTGGACTTCAATAATACTGCACAACCGTATCACGGGACCAAAGATGCTTATGTGTCCTCTTATTCAAAGGGTTCTACATTAACTTTTACTACCACTACTCAAACAGTCGATAACTCGAAAACATTACGGGCTTTTATCCGACTAAATAACTCGAATTATTCTTTTCAGTTTCAGTTTTTTAACGGAACAACAGCCGTAAGTAATATAATTACAGCTTCAGTTAATAATTCTCTGTTTGGTTCCTATCAGAATGTTTCTATTCCGCTTTCCTCTTTTACGTGGTCTGGAACGGCTTATGACAAGATAATTATTTCAATGACAGGTCACGGAGCTACAGGCACTTATTACATTGATTACATAAGCCTGGAAGGTGGAACGCCTGTGATACCTCCGGTTGACAATTCAAATAAAGTAGATTCAGTTACAAGAATTTCAAACTCTTATTATTACTGGACAAAAGGAGTAAAACATCTTATTAGTTTGGCTACTGATTCCACCGCTTACCACACTATAGGACAAGCATCAGACTACTTTACCCTTAATACATTAGACGGAAGAAAAGACACAGTATCTTTTCCGAAAGATACTCAGTATGTAAAAAATCCGCTTTATTCTGATAATGATACTTTAAAATTTCACTCTGATTCACTAACCAGTGTTCTAAAATATTCAGGAATTGACAGCTCTGCCTATGATGATAATACACTTATTCCTAAAGGGTATTTAAACGATAGAATAGCAGAAGTTACAGCAACTGGCATAACAAGAAGTGAATTGCAAGATACAGCGATTGCAATAAGAAGTGCCATTCCTTTGCAATTTAACCCTATAGCGGGAGCTAATGTAACCTTATCAGGTATTTATCCAAACATAACTTTTAATTCAACTGCAAGTGGCGCAACAAATTCCAACATAGGCTCTGGATATAGATTAGCAGTTCCTTTTACTAATAATATCAAAACTATATTCGCTGTATCGCCACTTGGAATAGACAGTGTGTCAAACTCTAATGCACTGACTTTTACTTTTGATACATCTTTATATCACAGTACAGCATGGAATAATGTTAATTACGGCTCACTTTCTCAGCAAAATACCAATACTTCAAATATTGCTTCTAATACAACTGCGATTGCGGGTAAACTCTCAAATATTACAGGACTTGTAACGCCCGGAACAAATGTAATAGTAGCGGGAAGTGGTACAAGCGGCAGCCCTTATGTCATCAGTTCTACGGGTGGGGGAACTTCACAATTAGATTGGTATTACCCTGAATCTTACGGAGCAAAGGCAGATAGTTCCACTCTGAACGCTCGTGCTTTCCAAGCTATGATTGATGCCATGCCGGTAAGAGGCGGTAAGGTTCATTTGAGTTCAGGCGTTTATTTATTTGGAGACACTACAATAAGAATTGATAAACCTATCATGTTTGAAGGTAATGGAATGGTAGATGCCCTTAATAAAGTTACAACGCTTATAACTACTTATAACAGGGCTATGTTTAACGTAGTTGAAGATAACGTCACTTTCAAAGATTTGACGATTAATGATTTGCAGAGTTCCACACCTACAAGTGGAAGTGTGGGAATTAAAGCAGACAGCAACTATAGAAGCCATCAATATATTGTGGGTCTCACTTTACAGAATGTAACGGTTAATGGGTTCTTTAATAACGTCGAAGCTACTGGAACAGTATTTTTCAGGTTCTCTAATTGTAGGTTTTCAGGAATATTTAATTACGGAGTTGACGTTGCTAATCGTTTTATTCCAGATGCAGGGGATTCTTATATTACAGGATGTACATTTTTACCATCTTCAAGTAACGCAGTAGCGGCTATCCATCAACTAAATTCAGGGGGGCTTAGAATTACAAACTGTAAATTTAACTGGCATACCACGACAGGGTGGTTTAATTATAATTATTTGGCAGATAGCATATCCGGCACTTCTGATTTGTTCACCGGTATGAGTTCACTTGAAAACTACAAGGTTTCAGCAATTAAAATCAAAAAATTACCAACAGGTAGTTTCTCGTTAGTAAATATAAATAATAATGAGTTTGGTGATTTCCAAAACGCAACCGCTCCCGCTATTGATATTAATGGAATCTCAAATATAAATATTGTTGGAAACACTTTCAGTAAGGGTACTATTGACACTGCCATAAAAATGACAAGTGTAACAAGCTCTAATATACTGGGTAATACTTATAGTAGTAGCTACGGTGTTCCTGTTTATTATTCTGGCACCAACACAAATATTAGTGGTGAAGGAGTAGCTTTAGGAACGAAAAATTTATTAGCGAAATTTACAGATTCGGTACATATCGGCAATTCAGTATTTCAGGATAGTTCATCTGTGGCCGCTATTAACTTAAGAGCCGTTACAGGCGGATATGTTCCTAATTACATATCGGATGGTTCGATAGGTCAAAGTAAACTGTCTATTGTGAGCAGCGCTAATTCGGGTACAAGTGAAGTCAGTTTTATAAATTCCAATACAGCAGGACTTGGAGGTTTTTCACTCTGGAAACAAACCGGAGCAACTTCGTCTACTAACTTGTTGACCATTAAGGCTAATGGGAATTCGGGTTTTGGTGGAATTGTAAGCCCTGTTGCTTATGTAGATATTCCGGCAGGAACAGGAAGTGGAAGTACGGGGCAAATTCATCTTGCACCGGGAAAAGCAACTAATTCAGATGGGTACTTATCTTACGATACTGCAATAGGCGGAAAGCATCTTTATTTTAATATCGGTGGCACACAGTACCGATTGGATTCACAGGTTGTTTCAGGTGGTGGTGGTACACCTCTTCTTGCTGATGGTTCTGTGCCCTTAACGGCTAACTGGAATGTAGGTAATCACAATATTACAGCAATCGCGAGTTTGAGCGCAACTACTATTTCCGCTGGTTCATCAATAACCTCAAATAATACAATTTCTGCTAACGGCGCAGTATCAGGAACTTCGTTTACTTCTACACAATTTAATGGAGGATCCGGAACTCTCACAGGATTGTTACTAAGAGACTTTTCGCAGGCAACCTCTTCTGTTACGGCTCAAAATTCATTAATGGCAGTTTGGCAAGGTTATGTTTGGAATGGAACGGCCTCTCAGGAAGTTGATTACCGTGCCGGCGTTTTTCCAATTGGTGGTACAAGCACCTCTGAATGGAAGCTTTCCACAAGTTTAGCTGCGGGCGCGTATTCTGATGTGCTAAAGGTTAAAAATGATGGACGGGTAACGCTATCAAATGTAATCAATTTAAAGGCTTATACAGTGGCCACACTACCAACAGGAACAGTAGGAGATGTTGCTTATGTTACCGATGCTTCAAGTCCTACGGCATTAGCAACAGTGAGCGGAGGTGGAAGTACAACTGTAATGGTTTTCTATAACGGTACAAATTGGATTGTTCCATGAAAACCCTTCTAACCATATTATCCCTTTTAATCCTCATAGGATGTAATCAAAAAGAGAATTTCATACATGATGGACAATGTATTCCTATGCCTTCTGAATGGCGCCAAATAACAGGGTGTGATAGTATTCAATTAATTGAAGGTGGAAGAGCCAGATATAATGAACAAAAAAATGATTTTGATGTTACGTGGGATAGTCTATATGTGAATTTTTGCGACGCGAATAAATTCTACATTCAAAAAATTAAAGACACTGTTTTTATCCATGATACAATTTATTTGAAAAGATGAAAAAACTACTATTCATATTTATTCTTTTCTTCTCCTTAAAAGCAATATCTCAACCAATCGCCAATGCCGGTGCAGATCAAACCATTTACCTGACTTCAACCAACTCAGCGACTTTAAACGGCACAGGAAGTACTGGAACCGGACTTTCTTATCAATGGCGGGAAGTAAGTACAGATTATTCAAGTGTCGCAACAATAACAAACGCAAATACTGCAACAGCAACAGTTTCACCTTTGCCGCAGGGAGTATTTTATTTTGAGTTACAAGTTACAGATAATGTAGATAGGGTAAGTGTTGACACTGTAAAGATCACAGTAAATTATGCCACTGCACCAGCTAACTCTACTTTAATTTTTAATTTCCCTCTAAGTGATGCAAATGTTCTAAGCATTGTAAACAACAGAAGCGATACTACTACTTATTTCCCGCCGTCAAACAGTCTTGGGCAGGTAACGGACGGCAACGGCCATAAATGGTACTTATTTAGAGACCGTTTAAATGGATTAAGAATAGATGCTCAAAGAGGAAAGTTAATCAGTACGATTGAAGATGGATATGCAGGTGAAACAAGTGATGGAACTACCTACTACTCACGCGCAGAAATAGCACTCGCAGATGGAGAGTTTCTTATCGACACATCTAAAATTTACACCTTCGAGTGGAAGGGATATTTACCAAGCGATACCAACTTGATAAATACTAATGGCGCACCGGATTGGGCTGAAATTCTAACGATGTTTCAGATTCACTCACTCTCACAAACACCCACTGTTTTTGGGATGAACGAAGGAGTAAAAGGTAATATTTATGCAGGATTTCAAACAGATTCTTTGACGCTTGGTTATATACCGGATTTTACACATTCCAGAACGCTTAGATTCACCATTAAAGAAGGTCAGGGACAAGGCGCTTTCATGAAAGTACAACTGGACGGTCAAACAGTTTACTATCTTAAAAATACCCAAATAGGATCAGGATATTATGACGACTATGTGAAGTTTGGTGGACTATACGATTGGAGAAATTGGATAACTAATCCTGATTCACTGGCACGTGGCAGAAAATATTCTTTAGTGACTGAAGGGTTCAATGTTTACACGTTGACCGATACCAGTTCTTCACCGGCTCCGACAATCTCGATGTCAGGCAGTCAGGTCATCAACACAACCTCTACCAGTGTTACCGCAGTTGGAACTCCCGCATCGGGGGAAAGTATCACTTCTTATTCGTGGACTAAGTTAAGCGGTACAGGAACAATCACATCGCCTTCGAGTTCCACGACAGGTTTAACAGGTCTCGCTGGTACTTCAACTTATCAATGTACAGTAACTCAAACAGACGGTCAAACAGCGAGCGGAACAGTAACTGTAACAGTTAATGTTGCCCCCACAGCTAATGCAGGAATTGATCAAACCATTACCCTTCCTACAAATTCTGTCACATTATCAGGAAGCGGAACAGACAGTGATGGAACAATAGCAAGTTATTCTTGGACTAAAATAAGCGGCGGTACATATACAATAAGCAATTCGGGTATCGCAAATCCGACACTTACCAATCTTACGGCGGGTACTTATGTTTTTCAACTTACAGTGACCGATAATAACGGAACCACAGCAACTGATACGGTACAGATCACAGTAAAATCGCTTTCAAATTATTTTGTTACTCACGGAAACAAAATTTATATCAATAAGTGAAATTCCTTCTTACAATACTAACCCTTTTTATTTCCTTCAAACTTGAAGCGCAACCCTACGTGGCTAACTGGACAGGGGCGGGGCATTCTCTCTATCTGGTGCAACAAGGCAAGGATTCTCTTAATTGGACTACGATCGGAACAGTAGCAGGACAACTAAGTTCTTCAACCTATCAATTCACGATTCCCGGGCCGACCTATTACTACCGGATTAAAGCAGACCAAGACACTACGTGTGCAATACTGGTTGCAGAAGTCGTTAAAAATCCACCACCGGCACACGGTAAGAAAACTTCGATTCAAACATTAAGCGTAAAAGTGTCCGTATCTAACCGGATTCATTATACAATCGAAAGCCAGAGAGATCAACTAATGACTTATTCTCTTTATGATATGACCGGCAGAAAGGTAAGTTCAAAACTCGTTCCTCTTCATATCGGGGTAAATGATTTTTTTGATCGGAAACCGGACGTTTTCGGGGTGTACTATGGGACGTTTGAGGGATATTTTGATTTTGTAACAACTCAATTTATAAGTCAATGATACAGCACAATTTTAAAAACACTCTTATTTCTGCCGCTTATTGGTTGATCATGATTTTAATGGCAGTAGGAATAGGGTATATGATAACTCAAACACATTTATGAACTACTTAATTTATTTAACCTCAATTCTGTTCACGTTTGCTTTTGTGATGTACACAAAATACCAATTTGAAGATATGAAATCTACGTGGGCAACGGCTAAACGAAAATGGCATCCGTGGGGCGCTTTTATGCGTGTTATGTTTTTTGTCGGAGTAGTAGCCGAACACTTTTTTACAAGTGCATGGAAAGACATCTTTTTATCGGGAGTTATCTGTGTGATCCTGTGGGATATTCTTGTGAATCTTGTTGACTTGGGCGTGGCATGGAATTACAACGGTACAACCGCCCAAACTGATAAGATCGGTAAAATAAAATGGTTTGTTTATGCTGGTTTACTACTAACCGCAATTATATTAAAATTCACTTTTAAATAAAATCAAAATGAAAATTCTAAGTAATGTTTTAGCAGCCGCTTTAATTCTATTCTCTTTTTATTGTTTTTCGATTGAAAAACCTGCCGTTAATCCGGACTTTTTGCAGAGCAATCACACTTTAATTGCTGTGATAAGCCTTGTTGTAGCAGTAGTAATTGGACTTTTAAATTTTCAACCAGGAAAGAAATAAGAGATGGGAGAGAATTTAGAACAGGATATATCGTCGATAAAAAACAACTTATCCGAATTCGGCAAGAAGCTCGAATCGGTTTACAACTGTTTGGTAGGGAATGAAATTTCCAAAGATGGCGGTTTAGTCGCTGACATTGCCGGACAACAAAAACAGATTTTACGCCTCAAAGAACGCATAGAAAAAGTTGAAGCAAAGGAAAGCAAAAGACAACTCTATGTCAACATTATTTGGGCTGCCGTTTCGGGAATTGTGGTGCTTATTTTAACTCACATCTTTAAATTATAATCATGAACAAAATTTTAGCTGCCATCTTAGGGGATTCATGGAAAACATCTCTTCTTGGCTACGCTCAATTTATTGTAACAGCTTCTGTAGAAGCGTACCAAAACGGCCAAACCAATTGGGGAAAGATTCTCCTTAGTGCTGTTATTGCTCTGATAGCAAGGCAGTCAGCCGATAGTTCACAAGTAAAAAAAAATCAATAAAACAAACAAATATGAAATTCAATTTAGATTCCATCGGTTCAATTCTGATTGCCGCCATTGTAGCAGGCGAACAAGACGCTATTCTTACTTTTTTGCAATCCTTTTATACGAAGGATCCCGACGAGTACAAAGCATTGCTGTTTCTCGCTAATTACGGGCTTAAAAAAGCCGCTGAAGCAGCCACTAAAAGCGCTACTTCTCTGGACGATCAGACTATTGCAGCCGCGCAAAAATTGCTTGCAGATTCAGCAGCAAAAAACGGTATTACGCTTTAAAATAGGGGGCTTGTCCCCCTTTAATTATGAAAAAACTTATTCTCATATCCCTCATTTTGTGTAGTTGTACGGTAACAAAAAACCGCAATGCCGTAGCAAGGGTAACATATAATCCTACCCTGTTTAATCAGGTGGGTAAACAATGGCAGGTTGCCAATCCTTGCTCTATTGATACGGTAAGACAATTTATAAACGGAAAAGAAGTCGTTCGTTATGACACACTTTTTAACGTTGACACGGTTTTTAATCCTATCACACAAATTAAAACAGTTTACCAGACGGTTACCAAATTAGTGAACAAGACAGACACGTTAGTTACTTATATCACAGATCAAAGGGCGGTAAACTTAGTTAAGGATGACCTGAATAAAGCAACCGGACAAATCACACAATTACAAACCGATTTAAAAGCAAGTCAAACAGGTTCCACAAAGAAAACATGGTGGATTGTGGGGATAAGTATTTTTTCAGTTTTGGCAATCGGTGGATTAACGTTTTTATTATTTAAAAAATAGTAACATGAATCTATGGTCTGAAACATTTTTAAAAATTGTTTTTATGCTCGCTGGTATCGGAGCGCTTACGTGCGTTTACGGGATTACTGAAGGTATAATTTGGTTAATTCATCACGTACACATTCAATGACCAACATTACAGCTATTGCCAGTAGCGTTGTTTGATGGAGAGATAAGTGATTTTGAGCATTAAGTTTTGCTGCTTTATTCCGACGGGCAAGGACGGGTTTAATCCCTTCGGGGGGCAAAAACGAAGTAAAAACGGACACGTAAAAATAACGTGGGCAGAAAAATCAAATTTTGACGCATGAAAAAAGAAAAAGTATCTCTTATCCGTCTTGTAATGAGAAAAGCCGAATTAAGGAAGAATGTAAGCTATTTCAGATTCACAATTTGGAAAACCACTTCATCAACATTATGACAGCATCAGAAAACGGCATCTCTATCATTAAAAACTTTGAGGGCTTGGTACTTCATGCCTACAAAGACCCTGGAAGCAAAGACGGGCTTCCTATAACTATTGGTTACGGTTCTACCATGTACAAGGATGGGAGTAAAATCAAGTTAGGTGATACGATCACAAAAGAACAAGCCGAAGACCTTTTGAGGTGGGAAGTTGGAAACAAAACATCTGTTTTAAGAGGCATGAACCTTAAACTCAATCAAAATCAATTCGATGCTATTTCCTCGCTCGTGTACAATATCGGAATAGGCGCTTTTGAAAATTCCACTCTGCTAAAAAGAATCCGTTACAATCCCAATGACCCTGATATCAGAAATCAATTCGGACGCTGGATTTATAATGATGGGAAAATTTTAGACGATTTAGTGAGAAGAAGAAAAGAGGAGGCGGACTTATATTTTAAACCTGTATTATGAACAAAGCTGACGTAGCGCGAAAGTGGCGCAAAAAGAACCCTGATATGCCTACTTTGAAACTCGCGAGGATTATGTATTCCAAAAATAAACTCCTTTTTAAAAATGTGGAAGATGCGCGGAGCAGACTTAGATATATCGAAGGTAAATTTGGGAAGTCAGCTTTAAAGGATTTAGGCGAAAAAACAGAATTTATCTTAAAGGAAGAAAGACCGCGCAATCCGTATAATCTACCGGCTTCAGATGAAACAGATTACACACCTTTCGTGTTTAAAGGACATAAGAGAATCGTTATACTTTCGGACATTCACGCACCTTATCACAATATTCCGGCACTCACAGCGGCTATTTCTTACTCAAAAAAAGAAAAGCCCGATGCACTCTTATTAAACGGAGACACAATAGATTGCCACAAATTAAGCAGGTACACGAAGGATCCAGGAAAAAGAAATTTTGCTCTCGAACTGGATATTTTTAAATCCTTGTTTGATGTTTTTGAAAAACAATTAAAGTGTAAAATTTATTTCAAGATTGGAAACCATGAAGAGAGGTATGAACATTTTTTATTTGAGAAAGCCAAAGAATTGGTAGGAGTTACGGAATTTGATTTTGAAAATATTATCAAAGCAAGAGCCAGGGGAGTAGACATTATCGGAGACAAAAGATATATGCAGATGAATGAATTATGTGGAATACACGGTCACGAATACATAGGCGGAATTTCAGCACCTGTTAATCCTGCAAGGGGGTTGTTTTTAAGATCAAAAGTTTCCTGCTTTCAAGGCCACAATCATCAGACATCAGAGCACACCGAACCAACTTTAACAGGGAAAATGGTAACTACTTTTTCAGTGGGATGTTTAAGCGAACTCCACCCACAATATATGCCACTAAATAAATGGAATCACGGCTTTGCAATAGTGGATTTAGACAGCAATGGGAAAAATTATGAGTTCCGAAATAAACGGATTTTAAACGGCAAAGTTTTATGAAAAAATCACAACTACAAAAAAAGTACGACAAATTATTAAAGGAGTTCACCGAAGGGCACTCGAGATTAAAACAGGTGAAGATGGAAATGGTGAAATTGAGGCAACAGATCAAAGAAGCCCCAAATTTATCAGAAGAACGTCCAGATGAATTTTATCTTAAATGAACGGCTCATTTATTATACCGTCCCTGTTTAAGTTGGGTGGCAAAAAAGTCACCGTTATTATAGATGACGATTATTGCCGTGACGATAAATTATGGGGAGAAGCTGACTTTACGGAGCGAATTATTACACTTTGTCATAAAGACTGGAAAAACAGAGTGGTCAAAAAATCCGACAAAGAGAAAACATTCTTTCATGAGTTGGTACATCAGATTCTACACTCGATGGATCACAAATTAAAATGGGATGAAGATTTTGTAGAAGAATTCTCTAAAAGACTGTATGAATACGAAAAAACCAAAAGATGATCTACAAACCCCACACCGAGTTTATTAAACTACTGAAGAAGTTACTCATAGCTAAGTTTAAAGCAGGAAAATAAACCTTTGTTTAAGTTTAATTGTGGCTCCTTATTTCTATAAGGGGCTTTTTAAACGAACACATAAGATCCGTCTTCAACGCCCATAAAAATAAAAAGTCCATAAATAGTTGACCGATAACGTTTCCTTTTTTACTTGCTTCAAGACGTTCTTCTGTAATAAAATTTTTTAAATTACAGGCATTAGCAACGGCATATAGTCCGCATCCGTAAGGTTGTTTTTGTTTTATCATTTTTCTATTATTTCAATGTTGTATTTAGACTTCAATTAAATTTTCCTGTAAATACATCTTAATTTCCCATCATTCTTATCTGTGTACCATATTTCATTTTCGTTGAAAGAAAATATGGCGTGGCCTTGTTTCTTTAATTGTTCAATCTTTAATAGTGCTGCTTTCATTATGTATTAATTTAAGGTGAATGATTTTTTTATGCCAGTAAATTCTATCCATTCATCAAAAGATGTAGCGCCAAATGAAGGTATATAACCATACTCGGCGCACGCCTTTTCAATGACATTTTTGTTTTTTATCTTGACTGGAAAGTTACAATTTGAAATATTTTCATCGCCCCTTTGCATTTTTTCAAGCAGCCTTCCAAACTCCACTCCATTGCAAAATGATTCGGTTTCATCTGTGAATTTCATAAGTAGTTCCATATTATTCTATTCCGTTTAAATTTTGATAGTTCGACATTATTTTATTATTTTTTCAACTTCCTGTAAAACTGTTTGGTAATTAATGCAAGTAAATCTTAAAACCTTCCAGCCTAAACTTATTGCCAAATTAATTTTTTCGGTGTCCTTAGTAAATCCGGTTAAAGTTGTGTGGCCGGACTTCTCACTGTTCAACCCATCATATTCCACAGCGATTTTAAATTCAGGTAATGCAAAATCAAACCTGAATCTTCGTTTACTGAATCGGTATTCTTTTTCTAAAGCGTAGCCTTTTTCTTCGCACCAATACTTTAATTGCCAGTGAATCCACTGCACTTCTTTACAATCATTGCGGGCTTTAATTATTTTCTTGACCACCCCGTTGGCTTCAACGAGGTGCTGATTTCTCCCAGCGCAAGGAGAGTTCAGAATATCTTGTATGGTGGGGTTACGGTTCAAAATTCTCTAAGTGCTGTGATAATTATTACTCTCCATTCGTCATCAACAATATCAATAACGGCAGTATCACACGCTTCTCCATAATTAGAAACCCATACAGGCGTGTTTTCGGTCATAATAAATTCGCCGCCTTTATATCCTGTATATTCTTTACCTACGGCATTTTTAAGCATAGACAAAAATTCAGACAATTTCATTTTTTCACCTTCGCTTTTATAATTAAGGGCAAGTTCATCGTAACTGCCGCGCCAACTATCTATTTCAGTAGGAAATAAATACCCAAAATCATAAACTACTTCCGGCTCTTCGTTTCTTTGTTCGATAGCATCTAATTTTGAAATCATTTCTCCTAATGTTAACTGATCTGAATTTGCAAGGGTTTTTTCTCTTGCTTCTTTGAGTGAGTTTTGAATACAAGTTTGTAAGTCCATCTGTTTTTATTTTAATTGTGATTGTAAACGGTCAATTTCCGCAGCAAGTAAAGCGCCTGCTACTTTTAATCTTTCAATTTTTTCAATCCCTTTCCGCTTACTATGCCGCTTATGGTTTCTAATGCCCCACGCCCAAGATGGAGCCTCAAATCTTGCTTCAATATTCTCATCATTAAAAGCGATTGCTATAGCTGCATCAACAAGACTTCCATCATCATGGTTTTTGTCATGCTCAAAATCCCAACCATGTTTTTCGATTTGTTCTTGCCTTTCTTCGGCAATTAATTCAACTCCGGTTTTCATTCTGTTTTTATTTTAATTGTGATTGAATTATTTTATCAATTACTGAAAAGGCGGCATGGTTAAAAACCGCTGCATCGTTTTCACCGAAATAATTTCTTATTTGCTTCAATATGCGCAAATCTTCATCACTTAGTTTCAGTACATACTCAATGTCATTTTCATTTATTCTTTCTGCACACCATGTAACTTCTGAAAGGTTTTTAAAATCTTCGCCGTCATCCATCGGGCAGTCTTTACCTATTTGCAGGTATATTGTTTTTGGAATGTTTGTCATTTTGTTTTATTTACGTGTTTTTTATAACATTTTTCAGCGGCCTTTAAAGCCTGTTTTTTGGTTGTAGCAGGTTCCCCTGAAAACATACTATTGCTTATTGTTTCTCCCTTGTAATAAACGCACCACCACCAATAATTACCCATATATTCTGCTCTTAAAAAATACTTTTTACATGGTGACATTGCGGAAAAATCATCCGCGCCTATTTCTTGCCAGTTAATCATAATATTTCAAAAATGTAACAGTTATTCAGGTTCCATACTTTTTCTTCTGCTTCTTGCCATGCTTTAAGTTCTGAAGCATCGGCTATTTTAATAACATAGGGAGTTGTTTTTGTTTTTGGTTTTTCTCCTAATGGATTCTCAAAATAAATTCCCTGTGCTTCTAAATAAGAGAAGAAAGATTCTTTAGCAGTTAAACAAGTGTATTTGTTATCTACAATGCCCTTATAATTATCGTAGCATCCTAAGCCATTATCAGCAACCCATTGCTCAAATTCACCCTCCTTAATGTCATTTAGCTTACCTACAATTTCAGCCATTCCGTGCTTTCTGATTAATTCGACAAACGCATCCCCGAGTTCGCCACCAATTTCTACTATCAGTAGTTTCTTTTTTAGATTTAAGATTTGTTGTTTCATAGCTCTAATTTTTTAAGTTCATCAATCCAATCATTGATCATTGTAAAAAGCATTTCCTTTGAGGTTACATCTTTTTGGTCGAATGCTTTTTTAGCGTGTGCTTTCATTTCTTTTAAGAACTTTATATCCTTTTTGCAAAGAGTGGAATACTCCCACTTTTTATGGTCGATGTCGCTTTGAAGTTTGAAAGCAATTTGCTTGTAATCTGGTTCGTTTATTTGTTGTTTCATTTATTAAGATTAAATTATTTTTGAGAAATAATAAGTGATTAATTCTTTTATTGTTAACCATTTATAAAAACCTTTAATGTCATACATCGTAACGCCTCCTCTCACTTCTTTTTTACAACTTTCTTCAAATTGAGTAAAGCCTGTTATTTGTTGTTTCATTGATTGTTATTTTACGATTTTAAATATTTTCTATGTTCGTTAACAAGGTCTGGATAGTTGTACCTTATCCATTTAGAAAAATAATCTCTTCCGTTTTTTTTAATATCGTTTTTTTGAACAATGCTTTTGTCACCAACCGATATATTATATAATGAGTTATTCATAGAATTCCCGTCTTTATGAAAAAAAACTTCATTCGGTTTCTTTTTAATGTTGAAAGACGATGTAACTAACGATAAAACAGGATAACCTCCTTTCTTATGATTACCCGTTTGCAATATAACCTCCGCCCTATATTTACCGCCATAGTTTAATTTTCTTTTTTGCTGTTTCATGATTCTTTCACGAACCAATCTTTCAGAACCGCTTCTGCACCTACAATATCTTTCCATTGATTTTATTCTACCATAATTGGAACACATATATGAATCATATCCTTTAATATATATCCATTTTTCGCCTTCAATATCATCAAGAAGTAAATCCTCCCAATAAGACAACCTTATTTCTGTTTTCATTTTACCTCATTTATTGGTTTAATAATTCAACTTCATACCATAAGAATCTCACAGGTTTCCCGTTTTTCATACGGCAATTAACCCACTTTGTTTCACGTGGATATTTTCTTCCTTGCTGCACTATTTCAATATTTTTAACTTCAAATATTTGCCATAGATACAAGCCCAAAGACTGTCTGATATTCTTATCCATATTTACTATTCTTGCTCTCAAATTTGTTTAATTTCTACTTCTACTTTAATACATTTCCATCCCAAACTTTCGGCGGTTTTCCAGTCAACAAAATAGTGCCGTACTGTTTCTATGGAATCCTTTTTTCTATGATGTAACGATTGTAAATAATAGTTAGGTTTTCCAGTGTGATAATCTACGCAGCACCAAAGTTTTTGTTTCATACTTCTTTATAATTTAGATTTTCATTCCATAAATAATATTTTTTCATCCCCATGTAACTTCCGTTAATAAACAGGGGAACATCTTTTTTACAGATCATACCTCTGGAGGCAAACCAGTAACAGATAGTGAATTCATCGTTCTTTTCGTCTGTTGGTAAAAACCATTCGTTTTGAGGGAAGGTTTCAAGAACAGAGAGGTAATAAAGGTTTCTTTCCTCTTCTAAAAAGCCGTGTCTCTGTAAGACTGTGCGGAGCATTAGCTGAAGTTTTGCGGTTTTTCAGTTTGTTTAAATTCAATTACCCACACGAAAGGATTTGCTTCCCATGATTCAGCGCCGTTTATTTTTTGCCAAAGGAATTTGAATCCAGTTTTGAAACTAAAGCCTTGCAATTCGTTGTATTTATCCTCTGAATCACGGTAAACATCAAATCCGTTGTCATTTCTTTTAAAAGCACCTTCTGCTTTCGCATCTTCTTCGCTTATATCCTGCAACCGTTCTATTCTCACATCAGTTATTTCTAAAAATATTCTGCAAGCTGCTTTAGGCATGAAAATAGAAGGCTTCCATTTAGGTTTACCTTCAAATAAGCCTATTGAAAATTCATCTACATCTGGATCTGCCTTATATAAAACAGCATCGTTGCCGTTTTCATCGCTATAAAATAAAACAGTTTCCCTTACCCAAAGAACATCTCCAACAGAATATTTTTTAAATACTTCAGGATAAAAGTCTTGAAGGGCATCCCAATCCCATAAATCATCTTCCGGAGCCCAGCCTTTAGGCAACTTTATTATTCTTCTTGTCATTGTTTTTCTACCTTCCAGTATGGCTTGAACCATAGGAGATGAAAACAAAATAGGTTTTATCATATTTTTTTACGGTTTTTTAATTTAATTGTGCTACTTCTTTATTTATTTTACTTTCAAAAATTCGTCTTATCTCCCACTCTGATTCTCCGATTGCGCGGGAGTATTTATTCAATAACCCTCTGATCATTAATTTTACATAATCTTCCCTTCCCTGGCAGTACACTTCAAAATCATCCTTATTCTTTAGATTCATCCAGTCTTCCTTTTCTGGAAGAGTTATCTCCTCGGAAATGTAGAAGCGGGTTCTTATGTAGATTTCTAATCTCAATCTAAATTCACTATTAAACACAGCGCAAAATTTAATATTCCAATTCTCCAAACTTTTACTCCGTAACCTTGCCATTTGGTATCAGCTACAAATAAAAATTGATCGTTAAAATTTGATGCCCAATGATTCCTCATTATTAACCTGTACTTTTCGTTAAACCTGATTATTCGATAAGCTGACCGTAGTTTCATTATTTATAAATTTTAAAGTATGTAATATCCTTGCCGCCTGTCTTAAAGTTTCGTTCGTAAATCTGATTCCGGTGGCGCGGCATTCTCTGACTAAATCTGTTTTCTCAGATTCCGGTAAATCTTCTATTTTGGTTAAATTCTCCTTCACAAGTAATTCATAAGTTCTTAGTAGCACTCTTTTAGGAACTTCACTTTCTATGAAAAAATCCAGCATAGATTTGTTGCGGTTGTACATTCCGACAAACTTTGAAGCAAGTTCGAGATCAATCATTTTCTTAAATCTTTTCCTTTTACGTCTATAATGTTGAACATTTCTTTCATCCGGCTTCTTACCCTGAATCCGTACTTTTCCTGAATCTGATCAAAATTGCAATTGGTCGAAAGTATCAGTCTTGAAAAATCGGTACTGTTTAGGTAATAGCTTTCTAAAAATTCTTTAAACCAATTAATTTTACTGCCGTAATGATTCACCGTTTCTTCGCTTCCCACATCGTCCAAATAGACAACTTTCCCTTTTGTCTGGAAGCCTCCGTATTCTCTGACTTCGTCTGAAATGTCAATCATTGAGTAAATAGAGATTGGCTTGAACTTATTATCTTTAACGCAAGTGACTAAGTAGGTTTTCCCGATACCTGAAACTCCACGAATTAGTAAACCTTTTTTAAGAGAATAATTTAATTCTGTTTCAAATCGCGGATCTTCTGAAAGAAAAAAACAAATAGCTTTGATCAGCGGTTTATTAAATTCATTTTGGATTAATTTCTTCCCATAATTCCGGCTGCCCTCTGCCATAACTTTAAAAAAATAATTAGCATTACATTCTTTTTTTAATTCTTCATAGTTCTTTTTTTCTTGCTCTTCCAGCTGTTTTAATTTTACTTTAATCTCGATGCCAGTGTGTTTATTTTCGTTGGCTATTCTCAAAACTTCATCCGAACTAATTTCTTTTTTCCAATCAATCGACTTTATTTTATTCTCAATATTTTCAGCACTTTCTCCTTTATCCCACATCTTCCAGACTAAATGTTTTTTAGCTGCTTCAATAGCATGGTTTATAGCTTCGTCCTTTTCTTTTTCTGTAAGAATCATTTCTTTTTCTTCAGGGATTATCGAAATCCATTTCTTGCCCAACCGATTGAGAGTGCTTTTTAGTAAAGTTTCCATTTTTGGCTTGTATGATTGATTGAAAATATTTTTCTATTTGGGTTAGTGAGTACCTTGAAAAATGCTTATCCGATCCGATAAAAGACACAAGTTCTCCCCATCTAAGTTTGATTGCGTACTGTTCGTCTTTGTTTGTAAAAATTGTTTGCTCCTTAAATCCGAGAATTTTCCCAAAATGAACCGCAATTTTTCTAAGAGATTGAAAATCCTTAATTTGATCTTCAGGATAACCTTCGTTTTTTTCGAGAAACATTTTTGACATGGCAGGGATTAAATTTTCGATTCGCGCGTTTTCTTGTTCTTTTTCCTTTTCTTCTTCTTGTTCCATTTCCTTAGCCCCTTGTAAGGGGCTTGTAAGGGGCTTCAATGAAAAATCAGAGTTTATTAAATCATATTTTTTAAGAACAGAAATAACATTTAAGTGCGCCCGGTTTTTTTCTGAAAGTTTCCCATATTGGAACAAAATAAAAGAAGGAATAAACCATTTTTTACCGCCATCAATTTTTACGATTCTGATTTCATCATCGTTAAAAAGAGTTAATGCTCCCGCCTGTGTAATAGGCATATCTTTTCCTACATAAGTTTGAGCTATCTCAAAATCTACAATCCATATTCCGGCGTGGTCGCAATCGTGGTAAAGGAAATCCCAAAGTAATTTATAAGCCCCTGGTAAATTTCTTAAAAACGGTTTTTTATATTTATTGGTGTCAGTGAATCTCTTAGCCATAAATCAGTTATGTGTTTTCATTATTATTGGATAAAATCTAAATTCAGTTATAATGCTGGTTACTTTAGGAGTTAACAGCCTCTTTCTCTAAAATATTTCGTCCATAATTGCCAGCCCTTTGAAGTATAAAAACCCCATTCCCTTTTGCGCTTTCCCATGATAACCAGCGTAACCGCTTTCTTTTCTTTAACTAATTCCACCCGGTGCCGGTGCGTTGCTTTTCGGAATAGGATCATACCAGGCCACATTCTTTTTTTGCCTTTTACCGTTTCTTCAAAATATCCCCTCCAAAGAATTATGGAAATAAACGGCCACGGATGATCATGGTGTTCATCGGCGTCTGAACGGTGAAAAACGTGTAGGCACAACTGAAATAACCTTGTATCAATTAAAGTGTACCTCACAAGATATTTGCTGCCATAATCTCCGCGGCTCTCACACCCATAAATAATTTTCTTTTTCATTTTTATTCAGCAAACATTTACGCTATTTTTAAATATTCATCCACATTAAAAAATCCTTCTTTCACTGATTCTTTTTTCTTCCGGTTGTAAGGGTATTTTACCAGGTTTTCTTCTCTTTTAAACTTCTGAATAAAAAATCTTGTGGTTCCTAAAATACTCGCCATTTGAGGCTCAGTTAATTTTAAGTAGTTGTTGCGGATGAAGTTCTTTTCGTGGTCGTTAAATTTTGACATATTTTTTTTATTCAGTAAACAAACAATTAGTTCTAATTCTTATTCTGCGTAATATTTTATTCTCCTTAGATATTAATTCCTTTTTCTTCCATATATTTCCCTAAAATGGTGTCTTTTAATTCTATACTTATTTCTGTAGTTGGTTCTGGCTGTTCTATTAAATCAAACAGAGTAGGAATGTTCATTTTATGATGCATAGCGTGTATGTAGCTTAACCCGTCTGCGTAATATTCTGAATTAAGTTCTACAGATACAGACCTCCTCCCCATTTCCATTGCTACGTAAGGAGTAGAAAATAAGCCTCCAAAAGGATCATCAACAATCTCTCCTTTCATGGTAAAGCGATTGATCAGTCTTTTGATAATATCGATCTGCAGGGGGCAAATATGTTTCTCTTTCTTTGAAGAAACTTGTTTTGCGTTTAATGTGTTCATCCTGTTTACATCGCTCCAAACCAAATCAGAATTTGAATGGACCGGAAGGGTAGTAAAGAGTTTTGAAAGCTTCCCCAAATCTTCTAAATCCTGACAAGCTTTTAAATGTTCATCGTAAGAATAAATCGATTCTTTATTACGCTTTGCCCAGGTTTTACAGATTTTATCAAAGTCCAAGGACTTTAATTCCTCATAGGTTAGGAACCGGTCGCCATTACTTCGGTAATAAGCATGTGCATCTAATTGCCAAGTGGAGATATCGTACTCTTCTTTTGATTTTTCTACAGGTTCATCAGCATAAGCATTATTTAATTGAGTTGGCGCTTTCCTGAATAGTAGAACATATTCAGGCATTCCACAACCCATTTTAGTAGCATCCTTGCATTGTTCTGTCCATCCTAAACGGTAGGTTTGATTGTTTTCTCTTACTACATCGGTGGTAACGGTGATCTTTCCTAATAAGTAGAATCTATTTTTATAATCCTCTTCCAGTTCTGATATTTCAGCTTCAAGTTCCTTTTTTAAAAGCAGCTCTTTTCTTGGGTTATTTTTTCTAAGTCCTGCTAAAATTTCTTTCAGCATTATAACCTTATTTTTCACGTGCTCTTTTGTAAAGTGTGCTACCGTTTGCCCTGAAAAATCATCTATTGTAGTGAATTTGGTTCCATTTTGATAAGAATAACGAATGCGATCTTTTACATGAATTGCAGCGATACGGCCGGGCTTTAAAACCCTCAATAAGTTAGGAGTTAAATACTCCATCTGTTTAAAGAAGTTGCCATTACCGTGATTGTGCCCCATGTCGTTATAATTATCGGAGTATTCATAATGATCACCGAAAGGAATTGAGGTTAAAATCATGTGCACTGAATTATCCGGCATTTCTTTTTTATCCGCGTGTACTATTACCGTATCATTATTATACAGTGTCGCGCCACCGATAATAATTTTTTTACCGTTTTTAAAAAGTTGTCTTTGCATTTGCTGTTTTATTATGTCTTTGTTTAATCCGTATTCTTTGACCAGTCCAATCATATTTAGTTGTAGTTCTTTGTGTTTTTCCCACTTCTTATAGAGCACTTTAAGCACTTCATATTCGTTTTCTGTGTAGATAATGTGAATGTTTACTTGTTTGGTTTGACCGAATCTATAAATCCTGTGAATAGCCTGTATAAAATCGTTAAACTTATAATCAATACCTGCGAAGATTGCGGTATGGCAGTAGTCCTGAAAATTACATCCGGATCCTGCTATTCGTGCTTTAGTAAGAAGGTACTGGTATTTATTTTCTGAAAAACCGATTAATAAAGCTTCTTTGACCGGATTAATTTGACCTCCGAAAACAGCTTCTGAACTTTCGTCTTTAAATAATTTCTCCAGGTATTGCCTTTCGGATTCCAAATGGTGCCATACAATAGCTGAATCAGTTTCTTTTGCCAGTTCAAATGCTTTATCACATCTATTTTTTATCGATTCTCTTTTTTCACGGGAAACCTCAATAAGACTTTTTGAAATGTCTTTGAACATTACCAGCTCTCCATCTTTATTAATATAGCTTTCTTCATTGTCTATATTTACACAATGCTCTATTATATTCATTTCCGGCAAATCATACCCTTCATCGGAATAGCCTAAATCGGACGGTTTATTTACAAATACGGCCCATGTAGAAACCCACATCCAGAATTCTTTTTTCTTGTTTGGGTAAAGGGTAAGATTTCCGGCTTTGGTAGAATCTCTTTGAAAGAATCTTGTCAATGCGTGACCTCTACTGATCACTCCGAGATAGTCAGCATAATTTAAGATTTCTATGTAATCATTCGGTGTAGGTGTGGCAGTGGCAACAAACCGGTAAGGAACTTTTTTGAAGTGAGAAAGAACGTAATTCGTTGTTTCGGTTTTTAAGTTTCTTAAAATGCTTGCTTCGTCAAAAGATACACCACAAAATTTTGAGGCGTCAATATCTCCCATGCGCACCCGCTCATAATTGGTTATATAAATTTGCAGTTTGTAATCCTGGATTGTATCAGTATCAGTTATGTAAGTGATATCATAACCTGTATTTAATTTTCGGTTATCTCTTTTAAATTCACCGGAAACGGCCAACGGACAAACAATAAGGAAGGGTTTATTTTCTTTATTGATACACTGCTTAGCGATTTCGAGTTGCATAAAAGTTTTTCCCAATCCGAAATTTGCAAACACGGCTCTACGGCCTCCTTTAAGCGCCCAAAGACAAATATCTTTTTGGTGAGGTTTTAATTTTGAAGTCATATTTTTTTCGTCAACTTCAAAACCAAAATCTTCTGATATAACTATTTTGCTTTTTAAAAATTCAACGTACTCCATTCTTTAAATATTTTTTGCTTCAAATTCTTGTTTAAATTCTCCTCACTTATTGTCATCAACATTCCCTTTTTAGTCTCTGATTTTGTAAACTGGTATTCGTAAGTAATCTCTTTTCCTTTTATAGTTCTTACTAATTCAAGCTCGTTGGAATCAGAAGGGATGATTAGTTTTTTGGGGATCACGCAATTCCTTTTTCAAGTTGATTTAATCTTTCCCAATCCACTTTACCGCCAAAGCCCGTATCTATTTTAAGTAATTGGTACTTATCTAAAACGTCTTGCGTAGCTTCTCCGGCGCTCATACATTCATGCCCCCATTCACTGCCGCAGTACTGATCCCACATTCCACATAAAGCCGACAGTGCTTCAAATAATTCTTTTGTAATTGTTGTCATGATTAAAATAATTTAGGTTGATCCACGGTTACCGATACTTTATTAGTTCTTATCAATTCAAACTTTCCAGGTTTCAATCTTTTTAAAATTCCAGTCTTTACCATTCTTGAAAGAATATTCCCTACATGGAATCTTTCATTGCAATAATATGTGTCTACTCCTTTTATTGAGAGTGCTTCATCGAGTGAAATTTTATTTTCATTCTGTAAGGCAAACTGGATAATTAATTTTTGTTTTTGCTGGCTCATAAATACCACTGTTTAGCGCCTCCTTTTAAAGTTGTTTCCTGAATCTCAATTCCTGCATCCCGCAAATCGGCGATTCTTCTGCGGTATTCCAGCATTCCAAATCTTCTTACTATATCCCTTCCGGTTAACTTTTCACCACGTTTTAAGGCATCGTAAATAATCTTACAGTTATGGTTTAATCTTTCGTATTGGTCGAATAATATTTGCTCACTATGACTATTATTCTCTTTTACGTGGGTTACGTTTTCCCAGTCTATTGATAATTGTTGTAACATGGGTTATTGTTTTGGAGGTGTTGGTACTGGTTGCCAGTGGGTAATATCTTCTTTAGGTTTAAGCGTTAAATAATTTCGTCCATCTTCGGTACAAGTCCATTGGCTTCTTTCTGTTCTCCATCCAAATCCCGTTACTAAATTATTTTCATACCAATCGCCTTTTAGAATAGTGCCACTTGTGGAAAACAAAAGAACTTCGCCCTTTGGTGGATTGTCATAATTAATTACCATCCATTTATCCTGATTAGCGTGTTCTTCAACTGCATTATACAATTCCTGTAATGCACCTGTCTCGCCTATTAGTGATGAAAGAGACGGGAAGTTTTTTATCTTTTGCAGTATTTCTTCTTTAGTCAACATGATTTATTTTTTTAAATCTTGAAATTGAAGTACCGTTTTTATTGCTCCATTCTGGGTGCTCCTCTTTGTATAGTTGGCAAGCATTACAGGCCGGAATAAGATTGCTTCTTTTTAAATAGTTTTTAGGACTTCTCTTTTGTAAATGGTCTAATCCTTGCGCCTTTCCGGTGCATACAGGACTTTTAATTCTACAATTAGGCTTTAAGGCAAGCATTTCTTTTACTATCTTTTTATACAACTTATCTTCCGCAATTCTTTTCACACTTTTTATCGAAATAGGTTTCTGCTTTTTTTCTTCTTTTACTGCAAGTCCGAGCTTTTGCTGTTGGCGTTGGATAAGGTATTGAGATAACATTATTCTGTTGCTTTTTTAATTGCTTCAATCATTATATTTTCAGCTTGCATAACATCGTCTGTTATTAACCAATATTGGGGTGTATTATTAAAAGCCTGAATCATTTTTTTACACGCTTCCAGTAATTCAGGAGCTGCGGCAATAAGTTTTGCATTATCCTTACACTCTTTGCTTCCGGTTTCTACAAAACCGCAAATCTGTTCATAGTAGGGAGAAATACTGCCAGATGATGCAGGTCTGAAAATTTCACCTTTACCTATTAACCATTTACCTTGTGTGTGTGCCATTTAATCTATTATTGAAGGTTTTAAATTATTGAGCGTATTGAGCAAAAGTTCGTTCACTTTTTAATGAAGAAATAATTGTGCGTATTGCATCGATGGTGTGGGTTGTCAGTCTACTTACTCTTTCGGCTAAATCATACACATATCCTGTTTCATTGCATTGGCTGTCTATGTAATCTTTAGCGAGTGATGGACTGAAATATTTATCATTTGCTTTACTGCTAAAGGCTAATTTTTCATACGCATTTTTCTTTTCTTCGCGGAATTTTCTTTGCCATTCAGCCATTAGGAAATTGGCTCTTGACATGATATTTGTGAGTTCCACTAAATATGCGTGCAGTGCTTCGCCGTCCTGCGCTGCGTCCTTATCAAATTCCTGCACTTTTAAAAAGTAGCCGGTTAATTCTTCAATTATTTCTTTCATAATTTTTTATAAAGCGGTTCAACTATGTGTCTTTGAAAACTTTCCAACGTCCATTTACTCATTACTTCTTCGTACTTCTCTTTTTCTCCCCTTAATAAACTTTCGTGTAAAAGTTTAAACTCCAGGTTCGGGATAAGGGGCTTTAACTCTGTTCCTAATGTGTTGTGGTTATAGTGTGTTGTTTCCATGTAACCTGTTTAATATTTGGTCTGCTACTAAATCATAATTACGATCTGTTTCTTCCAACTTGTGAAAAGAGCCATCATTGATTTGTACCATTACTTCACCGTCGTTTGTTTTTTCAAGGCTATAAATTCTTATCGGATTGAAAGTGCCAACCTTTATTGGAGCGTGACGTGGAAACTTTACAGGCAAATGAGATAATATTTGTTCGTACTTTGTCATTTTGCAAGGGTCACTTTAAAGGTGGATGTGCTTTGTTTTGAAGGAGGAAATATTTTTATCAGTTCGTCTTCATTCCTTATTTCTATTCCTTCCAGCGGAAGATTTTTTAGGAATTTCTGTCTTTCCTCAATTTTTATTTTCAGGTATTCCTGGTCTTTAAGGAGTTCATTCAGTACCGAATCATTACACATGCTGTAGTTATACTTTACTCCACCTTCAATACATTCTATTTTAGCGCCGGAATTAGAAACAAAGCCTTTGGGATATTTGCTGGTTTCTTCTCTCACATATTCTTTGAAGCGCGGATCTTCTTTTAATCCTTTTATAAAATGTTCCATACAAGAAACGGCTTCTGCTACTTTTAAGACATCGCCTGTTTCTAAAACATGGACAATGGAATTTTCCACCATTTGAGCAATATCCTTTTTGGTTAACCCTTGCTCAAATATTTCTATTGCTGATTCAGTTTGCGTTTGCATATTGTAATTCTTTTACGGCGTTATTTAATAAGGTTTCTACCTCTTTTGAAACTTTCATCACTGTGCGAATTTTCGCAATCGTAGTTTGTCCGGCAGCCAATTTTTTAACCGCCCCTGCAAATTCTTTACTGTCTTTATTGAGCCATTGTTTATTATTTTCTTCTGCCGCTTGGGGTGTTTTGCCGCCGTGAGTACCAGCATTAGCATCATCATCTTCCTGGTTAAGCCCAAGTATCGCGGCAAGGGCATATCTTCTTTGATAAGTTATTACACTTCCTGCGCCCTGTGGATCTTTCTTTGCCGGTTCCATAAAGTATTCACTGGAAATATATTCGCCTGATTCAGCATGAATAAGAATAGTAGTAAGTCCGTAATTTCCGGAAGGAAATTGAGCGAATGTTAATCCGGCTTCATTGAGAGGCGTTTCAATTACCTCTAAGATGTTTTCTAAAGTGGCGTAATTAGAGTGAAAGAAAGGGTTTTTTGCATCCTTTGTTACTTTGCCAACTTTTACATGAAACACAATGAGGGCTTTTGCTAATTCTGTAAGTGTTTGAGATTTTTCCATTATCTTCGTTTTTTAGGTTCTTTAATTGCCATGTTTACAGCATGGCTTTTATTTTATATTCATCACCCGAATTAATCCGGTTCTTGGCTTAGGATTCACAATAGTTTCGTAAACAGAATTTTTTGGTTTGGGGCGGAAGATTTTTATTTTCATAAATCGTTCATTTTGTCGTTAATAAATTCTTTCAAATCAATTAAACAGAAAAGGATGAAGAATACGATTCCTATGGTAGAAAAAATTATCACGTCCTTTATTTCATGTACGACGTTTATCGCATAAAACATAACTGCTGAGTACAAGACAAGCATTAAATATTTTATAGTTTTTATCATTCTGATTCAATTTTAAATATTGTGTCTGTGTATGGCAGGATTGATTACCTGCACGAGAGTTGTTCTTTGCCCGCTCTTGGTTATCTGCTGTCAGCCGCTTTCAAGTACCTCTCTTATCTGCGTGATTTACGGATTTTGGTTATATAGATTACTAAACCGTCAGCGTCTGTTAAAAACATTATCCAGATTTTCTGTAATTGATTTTATTCCGCCACATACACAAAACACAATTATTTCAATGATCTGATTTAAAAAGTGGCTGTCTTTCCAGCCTGTCAAGCTGCTTCCTTTGTGTTTCGGCTTAACATTATGCTTTAATTTGAGGGCGATAATGCTTAGGTGTTTATTTTAGATTTCATCTGCTACTGCGATTCGCTATTTCGTGTTTTGCATCCATCCGATTTCAACCGCCATTTATTATTTTAAAGAACTTATTCTGATTCTATTTTACTCAAACATTAATTTATTAACCTATCCGCGTAATCCATTCTTTCCCAATACTTTTTCAATTCCATATCCTTCTTAACTTCTAAATCAGCATCTATTTTTACATATAGCGCACTTCCTATAATTACGATCACAACAGGAATTATTAAGTACAGCATAGCAGTTAATTTTTGATGTAGCTTTCAAACTCTTCCAGCCATTCTAAAGCAAGTTTTGAATGTTGGCTATTTTCGGGTGTCATACCTGGTTTTATACACAGAAAGAACCTTTCAATAGGGCGTGAACTGTCTTTTATTTTATCAATACGACAAGAGATTTCAACAACGTGAGATTTCATTAGTGTTCCACAAAGACAAGCGCATTCACCTGAATAAGTAGAACCATCAATTTTGCCATCTAATAAAGCCTTTTTAAAATTGGGAATTTCAGGAATTGCACGTAAAAGCACATCGAAGTAATCTTTTTTAATTTCGCTCAAATCGGCATCGCTCAAATCGGCACCTCTCAAATCAGCATCGCTCAAATTGGCACCTCTCAAATTGGCATCGCTCAAATCGGCACCTCTCAAATCAGCATCGCTCAAATCGGCATCGCTCAAATTGGCATCGCTTAAATCGGCACCTCTCAAATTGGCATCGCTCAAATTGGCATCGCTCAAATCGGCATCGCTCAAATTGGCATCGCTTAAATCGGCATCGCTCAAATCGGCACCTCTCAAATCAGCATCGCTCAAATTGGCACCTCTCAAATTGGCATCGCTCAAATCGGCACCTCTCAAATCAGCATCGCTCAAATTGGCACCTCTCAAATTGGCATCGCTCAAATCGGCACCTCTCAAATCAGCATCGCTCAAATCGGCATCGCTCAAATTGGCATCGCTTAAATCGGCACCTCTCAAATTGGCATCGCTCAAATTGGCATCGCTCAAATCGGCATCGCTCAAATTGGCATCGCTTAAATCGGCATCGCTCAAATCGGCA